GCCTTCATTGTACGAGATTGTGAATTGTACGAACGCAAAACGCGCCTGGTAGATGATATCTATCGTACAACTAAAAGTTTATGCCGTTCGCAAGCAGCGTCAACAAAAAACCACCTGCTTAACAGCAAGCGGCATCAATGCATAAAAAACAGGCCCACCAAAGCGGTAAGTCTGCCATTGTCTGCAGAATTGTGAATACGGTCGATTAGGATGTCATCAATTGTACACTAAAGAGTATATGGCGGTTGCAAGCGAAGTCAAGACAAAAACACGAGAAATATTAAGACTCAGATGCGATGAAATTATCGTACAGCAGCACAGCCTGGCTGTCAACAAAGAAGCTGCCCGAACGCGACTAACGCTTAGTTCCCAGAAAAAACAATGTGTATTGATAACGCTCGTACACCGATGTTCCTGGTATTGTGCAGCATGGATACATACTCCTCCACAAACCCACGAACGAGTAAACAACAGCCTTCTTGCGGGTTGTTCCGCTGCTCCCATCCAAGGTCAACAGCAACCCAAACATGGTCCACGGCAATTGGCAGAGGCACGCATCTGCCGGATGGAGCTTTCATCACAGAAGCAGCTTTTAGCAAAATTTTTGTATAGTGTTCCTCGTGAAAAATTGTCCAGTCGGGGCATTTGAGTGTGATGGCAGCACCAAGCAAGGGTTCAAGTTCCGAACGATAGTGCTTCGATTTTGGAACATTTTCATCGATTTGTGACGGTCGCGGCGACCTGATATTTTGCAACAAGTTAGTCGTGGGTTTAGCGGGCTTTTTGACTTTTTCCGGCATGTTTTCACCTCAAATATGAGAGCTTTTGCACTAAAAAAGCCCCCTTATCCCAAGCAGGACGAAGGGGCATATGTACTATTTGGTTTCCTTTTCAGCCGCGCAGCGGGCCCAGAAATCGTCGTCCATCGGGATAAACATCAGGTGGTAGCTGGTGTCAGGTTCAGAATTATCAGTGATGATAAATCCGTCCGGTACGCTTTTGATGGAAACGGCCACATCCGTTTTGTTCAAAAAGTTGCGGTAGCAGTCCATTGGAGCCTCGGGACCAGGTTTCAGCAAATAAGTGCCGATATCGCTGGTTTCACCGTTGCGGGTACATGTGATTTTATAGAGCTCTTTTGTAAACATATTAGTTCTCCTTTCAAAAGTTTCCAATGACATCGAAATCAATGTCGTAATCATCGAAAATATCAATGGTTTCAAAGTAATGGCTTTCATCAACCAGAATCAGTCGATGGCAGTCAAGTGAATACGGAATCGCTTCCTGAGCAAGTGCGGCGCATGCGGCAGCAAGGCCAAACGCCAAGAATCTTGTAATGAGAAATACCTCCTTTATTCCGGTTGAAAACTTACATCGTTGCGAAAGAAAGCCTCAACAGCGGTGCTGTAATCATCATTGTTCACCGATATACAGTACTCGCCGTGTACCCGGTAAGGGATATGCGCTTCTTTCAAAGCCACAGCAGCTTCCTTCGTGCTATAAACGAAAAATCTGGCCATTATCGTTCCTCACAATTTACATTGCTTTTGCCAGCCGTCTCACCGTATCGCGTATCCCACTGAGCAATCTGGTCGTCTCCGGCGATAGCACGGAGACTCAGCAAACAACCGTTTTGCGGGTGGCACCAGAGGACGCTGGGTGTTTGATTTTCGAGAAAGGCACCGCAGAATGGGCATGGTTTTTGGGGACTGATTTTGTTGGGACGCAGCATAGTTCAGACCTCCTCAGCATCAATGTCATATTCGTCGAAGACACTGAGCGCATCCTGACGAAGTTCATCTTCAACCATAATGCGGTCGCCACCGTCCAATTCGAATTTAACACCGCAGGAGTCAAGAGCCTCACAAGCCTCATCAAAATCCTCTAAATTCTGAATATAAAATCCAATCATTTCTTTTGCTCCTTAAATCATTTGTACGGTTCATCGAATGAATCGTCTACTGTTTCTTTGTATCCGCACATATCACAGAGCAAGCAGCTGCAAGCCTTGCGAGTGCGTCCGGTCGGGATGCCGTGATTGTCCAGCTCCTTTTCCAGAAACCAGACAGGCTTGAGCGTAAAGCCACAGGAAGGACAAGGAATTAAAGGGATTGTCATATCGCATCTCCCCTTACTCGTCCACTTCAACGGCATTAGTCACCTGATAGCCGCCATCGCGCAAAGCACACGACAGGTTTTCGCCAAGCTGTATGGAAGTACCGGTATCGTTGGTATCAAGAGCATGCTGAACCTTGTTGATGGCATCTGCAGGGGTATCAGCATCAATGCAGATGGTAGTGGAAACGGTCACAACAACATTAAAGCTTTTCATAGCAATTTCTCCTCTTTGTTATTCGATAGGTTTTTTGTACTCAGTCCAGAAGAAAAGGCGCTGAGCGGGTGTCAAGCGTTCCTTTTCATTGGACTTTTTGTTCAGTTCATCGGCGAAACGGTTGCAGTCAAAAGGATAAGGAACTTTGTATCCCTTCCTTGACGGCCATGACATAATGGCTGTCGCAAACCGGGAAACTGCTTCCGTCAGAGAAGGTTTCCTCGTGACCGGAGCAAAAGACGTACAGGCGAGAATAGCATTTGCCAATGGTGTCTTTTTCAGAGACTTTGATATAAGCAGCTCGAAACAACTCGTGAGGATGTTCGCAATAAAAGTCAGCGACTTCATCGTCGGAAGCGAGTTCCATGACCTTGACATCGAAATTCTCAAGGTCCTGAACCAGCAGCTGTTCCCCTGCATCACGAATAAAATTCATGATGGGATAGTAGTCGCCAGCTTCACGGCCATAGCCTTCTCCGCACGCCGCATAGCAGCGGTGCTTACGGAACAGATGATTGTCAATCGACTTCTCATACTGCTTGAGGGCCTGATGCGTGAACGCCATACCCACAGTTTCATACGAGGAAGAAGGAAGCAGAACCGTGATGTCATCTGCTGTATCATACCCGCTTGCCGTGGAGTACATATCGACATAGTCGGCCATCGTGTCGAGACAGTGCGAATCACGAATATCGCGGATGTCTTCCCTGTCGGCATTCTTTTTGTCAACCAGTTCTTCGTACGGAATGAACGGGTCAAACCGAGGATGCTCATTGTATTCCTGAATCGATTCTTCGTCGTCAAGGCACAGATTGTCCTTGACCAAATCTGTCACCGAGTCATAAGTCGCGCCCTCGAACAAGAACTGCGCACCATCGAGGTCATTGTCCGAATCGCAAGCTTCACGTAAGGATACGCTGTGCTCAGATTCTTCTTGTTGCTGCAAAAGATGAATGGGTGTCTTGGTCCCGAAATTGTCAACGGAGCCCGGGAACTGCAGAGCTGCATACTGCTTGAGGTAGTAGCTGCTGGCGTCATTGACCAGAACGGATTGGTTTGTTTTGTTAGACATAGATAATACACTCCTTAAAATTTAATATAAAAAGCGGGCTTCCTGAATAACAAGAAGTCCGCTCTTCAACGAAATTGTGAATAGTACATGCACAAGAGACCTTGTCAAAGACAAATGATATCTATCGTACAAATATTATTATCTCTGATTCGCACGTATCAGCAAGGCGTATTTGTGCCAAAGTTTTGACGTTCTGGACAGTACCAATGGCGTCAGTCCTCGATAGCGATGGGAGGCGTTTTGTCGAGTAGCGTGTCAATGCTCCAGCCGCAGAGGGTTAGGAGCACTTCGGACGCGGGACTCTGATTCCGAATGTCGTTTGCCAAGTGGAAACCGATGTGTGCATATGAACCGTCGTCGTTCGCGATTTCACGCTTCACGGTTTCGGCAAAGTTTTCAGCCAGTTCTGTGTTGTCAGCAATGACATTCATAGCCTCGTTGGTAACGCGGTCTTTGACTACGAAAACTCCATTATAGTCTCCTTGCAATATAAAAAATCATGCACAGGCAGCATTGGGGCCTGTGCGGGGTAATGATTTCCAGGGAACGATTGCTCCCTGCCGGTTAGATGTATTTGAGTTTTTGTCCGCAAACAGGGCATCGCTCATAATGTGGATTCTGGTAGTACCCATCGTTGCAGTCCCCGCCTAAGTCCGCATCGCAATGTGGGCAGAGGTTCAGAGACCAGCTTTTCGAGATGGGCTGCTTTGGAATTTGCAGCTCACAAGCCTCGATGGCTATACGCAAAGGTTTACTGCCTCGCTCCCCCATCAAGCCGCCATTCAGGAGCTTGGTGAGGTAGTTCACGGCATTTTGGTATTCAGTTTCGGTCGTCATTTGCTATCACCATCCTTTTCGAACAGCTCAGAAATTTTGTCAAGAATCACTTGAGATTCTGCTGCTGCCTGTTCGTTGTAATGCCTCCACTTGTCACGAAAATCCTCTAAGTCCTTGACAACGTCACGGCGGGAAACTCCATCGAGCAAGCGCACAGCCATATCAGAAAGATTTTCAGCCTTGAGAGCGTCGATGTCCGGGTTGTAGCAGAGCATGATAGCGTCAATGGATTTTGCAAGGTTCAAGCATTCCGTATAAAGTTGCTTCATTTTGCTTTCACTCTTGTCGAATTCACCGTCAAAGACATTCCCAATCACGTGAATGCAGCAGCAATCCTTGAGCATGACAACGTCCGTGGATTCGCAAACGCGAACCATAAAACGGGCCGACGATTCAGAATACTCGACTACACCCTTGCGGCGTGTTCGGGTCGCATCATTCTTCAGCCAGAAAGTGATGATGTCATCTTCAAAGATGAAATTGCCGAGAGAATCGTTGATGCCAGTATACTGGCCAATAGTGTCCGCGTGTACAACGTACTTCTCAACCTTCGGGTTCTGCTGGTAGATTATCGCGTAATCATATCCATTGTTCTGAGGAAAGACGCCGCCCGCGACCCAGATGCCTGGCAGTGGGATACCGGAAATGGAGGTCTTTTCCCCCTTGCGCCGAGTCTGACCACGGAATAAGATTTTTCTGGTTGCCATAATAATGCTTCCTTTCTACGCAAAAAAGCGGGCCTTCTGATTTCTCAGAAAGTCCGCCTCAGCGAAATTATGAATTTTTGTACGAACGCCTATAGTACCTTAGTAGATGGTATCTATCGTACAAGTACCATTCTAGGCTGTTCGCACATTTTGGCAAGTAAAAAATGCCGCCCATCCAAAGATGAGCGGCGACTTTTTATTTCTTCGCTCCCATGAGGACTTCGCCTTCTCCGGATACAACGAACCAGCCTGTATCTTTACGGTATTCAGCACTGAACAGGCTTGCGAAGTTGTACCCTCCGGAAAATTCGATGTGTTTCAGCGAAAATGTCAGCTGCAAGTAAGCATCCGAAGAAGTGCCGTTGCAGTCGTTTTCCAAAGAAATATTCAAACGATAAAAGTCCGGACGAGCGAGGTACTTATCGACAATGTCCTTGTCGTAGGTGATGTCGTAGAAGCAGCAGGACGAGAATGTCTGCAGATATACTTCGCGGTACGTATGGCTGAAAAGACCACACTTATCGCGCAGATTCTCCGGCCAATTCACCTCGATGCGACCATTGGGTTTGAGGCATGTTATAGGAGGCTGTTCCACGCCGATACCGAAATAGCGTCGGACGAACTCAAACAGCGGCTTCCAATCGATGCGGTTGAAAAATTCAGTCAGTTTCTCGCCATCGCGGAGCTGGCGGGTTTCGGTTACCATATGCATTTGTCATTACTCCTTTTTTTGTTGGTATGTATTTTCGAGAGCCTTCTCATCCAAAGCAAAATACTTATGCGTAAACCAAAAATCTGTTGGTGAGAGCTCTGTATCCGGGAACAGAGAATTGCCAACTACGACAACTCCTGGAACGCCAATACAGCACATTTGAATGTAGCACATCTTGCAGACCAGAGGGTCAATGTCTTGTGCCACAAACAGAACATACTTGTCCCAGTCCGGGTCAGTGGATTCCAACTGCTCGCGCATCACATTGTACCCCGCCAGAAGCAGGCATCCGGCACCACAGCACGGGTCGTTCACCCGCAGGATACGGGACTTGTCCAGAACAAGAGAATCCGGCATGTTTATGCGTGCCATCATCTGTCCGACATTGTACGGCGTGAAAAACTGCCCTGCTTGGCTTTTGCTTAATCCGAGATTATGGTAAACGGTGCCAAGAAAATCCTGCTCAGGGTTTTCCAAGAGCGCGGTCATTGTGATGGCGGTAAGCACCGCAAACTGCTGTACGGTCTTCTCATCGTATTTCTGGACGATGGCATGGTACTGTTCCTCTCTTGCATCCCTGCACCGCAAATCACAGGTGTTCGCAAGTGCAATGGCATGCATGTCGATGTAGTCATACCAGAGTTCGCTGCGACCGTATCGGGCGCTCATCTCGTTGAACACTTTGGTGAACTCTATGACCGGCGAAACCGGTGCTTTTTGGCTGCTCATAAAAACTCCTTTCGTCGTAAAACAACAAGCGGGCCTCCCGGAATTTGGGAAGTCCGCCTGTTTGCAGATTGTGAATTGTACGAACACGAATTGTGCTTTAGATAGTATCTATCGTACAGTTACTGTTTTATGCGGTTCGCACACTGGGGCAAGTACCAGCTATTGGATTTTGGCTTTCAGCCATTGCAGATACCGGTATCGCTCGGCTTCGTTCTGAATTCCCTGCAAAGCAAAAGCTATGAACGGCACCTCCGTGCAATGATTGTACAGCCACGATTCGAGGGCGAGTGCCTCAAAAATATCATTGTAGCAAGTATTGCGCCGATAATATTCGAGGTTTTCATCTTCGATTTCGTAGTCGAACTTTGCGCGGATTTCTTCCGCCGTATAGTTTTCGGCTTTTGCGGCGGCGTTCGCAAAGAACGGGATATTGCCTTCCTTCCATTCGAAAAACGGATAATCCTGGTCGCAGGAGTTTTGAAAATATACGCTCAGCGGCCATTTCTCGCTTGCGCTTTCTGGCGGCATCATGATGATACCGAGCAGCTTGTGCTCTTCCCAATACAGAAAACGGAAGGTAAACAATGCCTCAAGCCAATACCGGTCAGCGGTATCCGCAAGTACATCGGCTCTGCGGTTTTTGCTCTCCTCATCCGCAATGTATCCGGTACGAACCGAGGGAATATAATACCGATTATCCCTGATGGCTTTCCTGATATTCTTTTCGGTCATTTGCGATTGCGTGTATTCCAGCGCAATCGTCATGGCTTCCTGCAAACTGTTCGCCTGCGCAAAGCCCATGTCAAAACCGTAACTCATGGTATGGCACTCCTTTTTATTTGAATGGTTTCAGGTTTGTGGTATAGGCGTCAGATGCCTAGGCGCTGAGCGGCAGTCTCGATATCGCAGAATCACAGAAGCTCCTGACCATATCGAAAACCGTCAAACCCATCGCTGTACGAATAGTCGATACGACCTTTGCTGTCGCGTTTGACCAGCTTCTTAAAGACCAATTTTCTTCATAAAAGGGATAGCTTTTTTCATACGTTCGCAAATCCACTTTTCGTTTTCTTTCTTCCCGTTTTTTGCAATATATTTCTGCATTGCATCCGAAGTCTGAGGGCCGAAACCGATAGCATCCAAAATCACTTGTGCGCCATCACACTTCATTGCCTTCAAAGTATCGGGTTCGATTTCCCTTGCTCCGCCAAAAGGCTGCATCATTTTCAATCTGCAAAACGGTAGACATCCATTTGGAGCATCTTTAATGTTCCAAATTTCATACCCTAGAGGTGGTTCTGTCACAATGGTGTATTCATTGTTATGATATTTCACTTTTCAAATTCTCCTTTGTTTTTGTAGGTGTTTAGTTTGAAAACTTTTTCTTCAAATCCTGCGTACCGTACAAATTGTCACGGCTCATCGTATTTATATGCAGTCCTCACTTAACTGTCACAACATTGACACGATATGTCTTGCCGGTGGTCTCATCATCCAACTCCCAATAACCAATGAAGGTTTCGTAGGTTTCGGAGATAGCGACCTGCACACCGGTATTGTCGTACAGGATAGCCTCGGCCCATGAAGTATCCTCATCGCCACAGCAACGGATATCCATCGAATACCCGTCAGAAAATTTCGCAGTCTCGCTCAGTGAAGAGCCAAAACCTTGGACTTCCTCGCCGCAAAGATACTTTTCGAGTTTCTTGGAGGACGATTTGCTGATGTACAGAGTTTCTTCCAAGATGATTTGTTCGGGAAGTACATCGACAAGAACATGGTATTCGGCACCGTTGTAGGGAAGAATCCAATGGTTGCAGAATGCCTTGGTGTTCTTTGTCTTGTATACCGTCTTGCCGTTCATGGCAAGCGTTACCATACCAGAAACACCATCTTTGCTGTTTCTTTCCCAAAGGACAGAAACAATGGTGTTGTCTGCGGCAAATACGACATCACTGATTCGATACTCGTTGTTGATGCTGTCCGGGTCGTTGAGATGGCGGATAAGAGCATCGTATACCGATTTCTCCATCTGGATGTGGTTTACAAAGATGCGTTCAAAGCACTTGCTTCTCTCGTACATGCGTGCCACATACAGAACAGTCTCGACCAAATCCTCGACAGTTCCGGCTGTCATGGAATCCAGCGTACGGCGGGCCCACAGGTCAACGCCCTCCTCAATAATGCTGCACTCACAAACTCTGTGAAGGCTGGGATAGGTTACGCTGATAAGCTGCATACGAAGGGCGGGTTTGTTGCCTTTTGGATAAATGTCATTGATGGGAAAATTGAGGGGGTCAAGGCTGACACTTTCAGGGACCTCACCAAACCCCGACCAACGACCGGGATTCCGTTCTGCCATGAATTCACGGGCGAAACGCTCCGCAGTCTCCTTCGTCAAACCATGCCATTCTTTGACATCGCGGCTTTTCTCGATGGAAGAAACCGCATCGCTGACGGCAGTGAGGAAATTGCTCTGGTTCTCTTCCTGATTCCGTCTGGTTTCGTCCACGAGCTGCTCAAAGAGGGCTGCATCGCGCAGATACTTGGCAGCAACGGGAGCCGATACTTCGGCAGAATCCGGAATAGTCACCGCAGTGTTGAGGTATTCTCTGATATCCTTTTCATCCTGCAACCTCTCGCAGAACTCCGAAAGCGCATCGAGCTCATCCAGAGAAAACTCAATTTTCGCGCTCGGCTGCTTCGCGGTTTTGGTGATAATGATGCCTGTGTTGATTTTTTGGATTTTCATGATTTTTTAATACACTCCTTTTTTTGAACGCAAAAAGGCGGGCCTCCCAGAATTAGGAAGCCCGCCTTAAAGCAGAATTGTAAATTGTACGAACGCAAATAGCGTCCCTGTGGATAGTATCTATCGTACGAATACTATTCTACGCCGTTCGCACAAAAGGTCAAGAAAAGTTTGTGCAAAAAGCGTTAATGGTTCTTGAGTTTGAAAGCGGGGCAAATGCCAAAAGAGTAAGAAGCGCAGCTGCAGGATACATTTGCTGCCATCCATGACAGAAAGTTCGTCCCGGCTCATAAGCTCTTTACCACAATGTCAAGTGATGAATTCAAAATGGGCAAAAAAATACCCTTTCTCGTTATGAGAAGAGGTATTAAATGCGATATTCAAAAGCTTGATTCTCAACTTCTTAACAATATAGCTTGAGCAGCATTGGACAGCATAGAATTGGAAAGAATATCACTTTTTTGTCTTATAAAAGAATTTGCAAGCTTTACTATATCTTCACAGGGAGTGATATACTTACTGCTATTCCATAAAATTTTTCCATCATCGGTTATATCATATACTACGAACCTGTACTCATTCACACCTACTTTCAAAGCTAAATCAACTATAACTTTTCGCTCCATCCTATTCTGCGTACCGACCAGAACACTTGATAAACACTTGCGTACAGAGGTCTCGTAATCCAAAACTGTGACAATGCCAATGTAGTTTTTATCCATAATCGGGTTATAAACAACTTTTTCCATTACGATACCTCCTTCCAAACAATTTATGTTATATCAAAACAAAGTATAATACTGGTTCACAAGTATTATGCCATCATTTAATAAGTTTCGTGCTTCGTCGATGCTGGTAATGACCGCAGTGTCAACATCACTGGCTGACCAATGCGAGTATGGATGTCTGACACTATTGTATTTGGTGTACAGATTATTCAAATAATTTAATTGTTGAGCGGACAGTGCGCTTCTGCTCCGGCTATTACATTCATATGCGCCTAAGTAGATGATATCTATCGTACAGTTACTATTCTATGCCATTCGCACAGTATAGCAAATAAAAAATGCCGCCCATCCTTGGATGAGCGGCGAAGAGTTATATTTTAGATATGGAAAACAGTCCACTCGCGGTTTGGATAATCGTCGCAGAAGCTTGCGAAAGCGAGCGGCGCACCGTTGTCTTGGCTGTCCTTGCTAGAGTGTACGAAGACATTGTGGTTTCCCATGTTCTCTACGTCATCAGCCGTGGCATCCTCGTCGAAGACATCGTTGACGCTTTCCGCAATCAACTCTTTCATTTCCCTGAATGCCTCGTCGAAGGTGTCGTAGAAACCTGTGAGCTCGATGCTCTCGTACTCCTCGTAAGAAAGAAGAAAGAAGGGCTTGTCAGTCGTGACCTCAAAAACAGCCCATTCGGCGCTTTCTTCGTCGTCTTCTTTCCAGAAGTCATAGGAACCATGTACTCTGGGCTCGCTGTTGTCAGCAGGACGGTTTTCATCGAAATCGAAAGAGAATCTATAGTGCTCCTCATTCTCGTGCGTGATATCGGCACCGGTAAGACCTGTATGATAGTTCTTGTTGATGCGCTGTGCCATACTGTCTTTTACTGCGGCGACCGCCTCTTCCAGCGTGTCCTTCTTGCAGATGAGGTTCGTGCAATCATAGTGTTCGCTCTTAATCACGATAAACATTTTGTGGTCTCCTTTTTGTTATATGATAGTGGCGTGTCGTATAATGCGTGGCATTATACGACCTCGTTGATTGCGTACAAAACCGAGACAGTCAGCCAATTCGGTGCATAATCCTGACACTCATATATAGCTGCCTCAGTGGTGTCGATATAATACGAGCTGGGAACCGCTTCCTCGTCGCTTCGGTCGAGGTGGCGTTTTTTGAGCTCCTCCTGATAGTCCGACTGCATAGCGGCATGAGCTGTTTCGATGGATGGGTACTGCCTCGGAAAGATTTTGAGAAACATTTCCCCTTTTTTGTTGGTGAAAGATTTTGCGAGAATAAACATACAAATCTCCTTTTTTGACGCAAAAAGGCGGGCCTCCCAAAAATCTGGAAGTCCGCCTTAAAGCAGGATTGTAAATTGTACGAACGCAAATAGCGTCCCTGTGGATAGTATCTATCGTACGAATACTATTCTATGCCGTTTGCATAAATGGTCAAGAAAAAGAGTTTGTGCAAAAAGCGTTAATGGTTCTTGATTTTGAAAGTGGGGCGAATGCCAATAGAATTGGAAGCGTTGTAGTAGTCCGCATTACCGCCTGCGTCGACACTAGCGAAACGGGAAGCGAAATCTTCAACCTTGTTCGTCAGCCAGTACCACTGAAAGTTCTCATCCTTAGTGCCGTCGAACGCCATACGGTTTCTGCGCTTCTTCATGGGCTCCCACTGCTTCACACACAGGCTTTCGCACTCACCGTAGTAGTTCTTTCCGAAAATCTCTTTCTCGGTCGGCAAACGGAGCAGGTCACCGTTGTTAAACGGGGCCATCATAGCCTTGAGTTCTGCCGAGAAGAGATTCAGAATCTCACCATTCAGCTTTTTACGAAGGTCACTCTCTTCGTAACCTCCTTCATTGGTACTGGTGCTGTTCATCGGGTGCTCGCCAGGCAGGCAATCGGCCAGACAGAAAATCATGCCGTCCTCTTCTTGCTGCACTGCCATAGCCTGTACCTTTACACCATCTGCAAGTTTGACCTCGATGACGTCTCCGACCTTAAAAGTATCAACGTCAGACTCAATTATTCCTTTTACTTTCATTTGGTTTTCCTCCGTTTTAGATTGTGATGTACTCCCACCGCTCACGCAGTGGGCTTCCTTGGCGCGGGCTTTGTGAACGCAAAAAGGCGGGCCTCCCAAAATCGGGAAGTCCGCCTTAAAGCAAAATTATGAATTGTACGAACGCAGATAGCGCCTCAGTAGATGGTATCTATCGTACAGTTATTATTCTACGCCGTTCGCATGAGTACGCAACGGTATTTCGATTATTTCCCAAACAGCGGGTTTTCCCAAAGAACCTTGCGCCCGCTCGATACGGAAACGATAACCTTGAAGGTAATACTGTGCCGGTGTCCACGACCGTACCATTGGCAATTTTCTTCCAGAAAATGTTCCACTTCTTCCTGATGACGAGCCGGGGAAATCGCGAAGGTGTCAAGACTTTTAGTCCTAATCGTATCGTAGGACTCAATACCGACAGCAGGATACACGACTTGCATAGATTTGCCGCCAGCTTCAATGTTCAGGCGAACAGTTTTGCGGTCTTTGACAGCAGCCATCAGATTCTTGCAGATACTTTCCCAGCAAGAAGGGTCTGCGCTGAACGCATCCAGATATTGCTGGGTCTGAACCAGATATGCCACGAAAGGTTCAGCAAATTCCTTGGCAAACGATTCCCCGATTCCGGACCGTTCCAGAGCCTTGGCAAACCGCTCTTCCCAGCCGGAAGGATTCGCAAGGTAGTCAACAATGACGGAATCGTCGAACTTTTCAAGGAGTTTCAGCATCAAGTCGAGCGATGTGGTGTCGTTGTTCCTGTCATACACATACTGCTTGACGGCGCTTTCGTATGTCATGGACTGAAATTTCTTGTCCTTCATCACCTCAGCGGAGGGAGTGCAAGTCCTCTCGATGTACGCGAGAAACTGTTCTCTCATTTCAGTCGTGACCCAGTTTGAATTAGCCTGCCTATAATCGTCAAAGAGCAGAGCAAACTCAACAGACTTGCAGTAGGTCTCTTTGTGGTCAACGATGAACGCCATGAACTCGAGACCATTCTTAATGCTGAAATGGCTCACGCCCATAGCCAGAGGGAAAGAGAAGGAGCTCTGCGCGTAGAGGGCTTCGACATAATGCTCTCCCTTAGCCAAAGGAACGCGCACAAAGCGCCGAAAAGTAGTGTTTCCGAAATTGTTTGTGAGAACACCCTCCAGAACGGAATCCGAGTCATTTCCAATATAGGAATCAAAGATTTCCTTTGTGATAGTTTTGTAGTACATACAAGCCTCCCAAGCTGTTTTAGATACAGACGTAATAGTATCCCGTCAGAGAATCCACCTCGCCGCTGCGTTCGTCTTCCTTGGGGTCGAAATATCCGGTAACGGCATCGAAACCCATCGAATCCAACATATCCGCAATGCGGTTTACAGTAGCCTCATCCTTCGAGACAATCATGGATTGAATACGCTTTACGCAACCGTACGTAGCCTCCTCCAAACGCGTTCCGAAATTGACGTAGCTGAACGGTTTGTCAAACTGCTTCTCTGTAGCGGCAAACCATTTATACTTGTTTTCACCTTCGAATTCTCCACGGGAATCCTGAATGCTGACAGCTTCTTCGTTTACGAAAATAAGTCGCGGAGAATCGTCATCAGCAGCTTGATATCCGTCTCCAATGCGAACCAGCCATTCATCGCTTTCCGTTTCGCTGTTGCCGGAATACAGGTATCCGGTTACGAACGGGTTCAGCGTATTCGGGGCTTCAAGAGAACACCAGAGTGCCTCGGTGTCAAACTTTTCGTTTCGACTTTCAAGGTCAACACTTTCGGATAAACAGCCGTTGAAAGCGTACTCCGTAATTCCCCACTTGTAGAAGTTTGGATATTTCGCATAAAGAACAAACCCGCTTTTCTCAAGCAGAGGCTTGAATTCATCGATATGATATGACGAAACGGTGATGAGCGGCTTTGTACATTGCAGTTCCCTAAAAGCAAGGGTTAAGAGCATTGATGCAATGCCTTGATGGCGATGGTTTTCAGCAACTCTCAACGTGCAAATCTTCTTTTCGTCGGCATTTTTTAGAATCAAAACCGCGACTATCGCTTCATTGTCAGTGACGGCGTAAATCAGTCTTTCCCCATTTGCTAAGCCAGGAACAACGGTATCGTGATACCACTGCCGAAAATTGCTGTATTCACTGCACAAGTCGCTCAGAAAAAGATACACAGCTTCAACATCTTTTTTGCTGTAGCACATTTTTGTGATGGAATACATAGGTGCCATCCCTTTCTTTGATTTCCACTATTCATGGTATGTAATTCGCACGTTTTAGCAACAAAAAGCTGCCCACCCGAAGGTGAACAGCCTAAAGTGTTTATTCAAATGTACTTAGGATTTTCTATCCAGTAAGTGTCCGTCATCCGGCTTATTGAGCCAGTCACACCAGCTCATGTTGTTGGAAGGAAAGTCTTTTGCACCGCTGTGAACATCGTTCAGAAAGATGGCAAGATGAAACTTATCGAGTTTCCGAATCGCATCAAGGCGGGTTTCGGTCGCAGAATTCTCATCTGAAACGTCAGCCCCAACCTTTTTCCAAATTGCCCTTTCGGCTCCTTCAAAAGTTGAAAAGCGTTCGCGCTCCATTGAGAGTTCTTCGGTTTCAAACTGCGCTTCAGCAATCAATGCCCAGCGTTCGCTTTCACAGTTGGCAGAGTCCAGCAAACCGGAATATGCCTCCAGCAGCTGGTCGTAGTCATCCGGGTCAAGCTCGGTCGGGTCTACTTCACCGTGTACGACAAAATAGGTGCCATTTGGAGCTTCGAAAATGTCGTATAGCTCGTATCGGGTTCCGCCAACCTGACGTCGCCACTGGTATGTATCAGGGTCGGTGCAAACCCAAGTCTTGGCTTCCAGCTCTGCCTGTTTCAGGTCGTCCGCCAAATCAGAGAGAGCTGCGGAGACCTTTTTGTTTTTCTCCAGGGTCTCAGTAAGACCGATGGTGTTCCCTGCTGCCGCTGCAGCATTGTACATGAATACGGCAAAACGGTCGCTGCTGTACTTTTCAGCCATAGCCGATACTTCTTCAGGAAGATGATTTTGAGAAAGCCGAAGAGTGTATTTCGGGGTAAGACCAGCTGGGTATTTGAGGCTCACGCCGTCACCATGGGCGTCGTGTTCCAACTCAAAGTTGTGTTTTTTGCAGATTTCGTCATACTGAATGCAATACATAATTATTTCTCCTTTTATTGTTTGAAAACAAAAAGCAGGCCCACCGAGATGGTGAGTCTGCTGATTGTCTTGCAGAATTGTAAATTGTACGCATTTCGGCCATAGGGCTGTTATCTATCGTACAATTTCAATTTTAGTGGAACCGCACGTTTGAGCAAGTCTGCTTGTCAGACTTTCTCAACCTCATCCGAACCATAAACAATGTTCAAATGTGAACCATTGTCCCAGTGCATGAGGAGACTGCCTGTATCATCAACACCAACAACCGTACCTTCTGTACCAAGAGGTGGTGCCTGGATGTCATCCATTTTGACAAGCCGAACCCGCGTTCCAGCGGGGTATTCTTTGCGGATGGCTTCGACAATTTTGATATTTGGAAACATAGTATTTCTCCTTCAGTTTATTGCATTTGTTTTTTGATGATACTCCAAATACGGTCTGCGATGTTTTCGGCGGTATCGAATCGAGTGACAGATTCACCTTTCCAGGTTCCGCCGTTGCCGTTGATACCGTTGCGGAGCTTAATGCAGCTGCCGCGATTGGCTTTCCACTCATGAAGATTCACCGAGTAGTCGTCAAGCAACACAAAAGAGTTGTCGATGCACGGTGTCTTCAAGCGGTTTGCTGCGGCTCTGGCCTTGCTGCTGCCGCACGCAACGAAGATGCGGTGTTCGGAATCAATTTCTGGAAGATAAGCGTCAAGCCAGGCATTCTTTTCAGAAACCGCATATTGGTTTTCCGGAATATAGGCGGAAAGTGCATACACATCAAGTTCCGGCTTCGTGGTACAAAGAATTTTCACAGCATCCAAAACCGTCTGATAGGGCGGCAAATCTCTGAAATAGCCCGGCTGAAGCAGGTCCTCAAAACAGGTGGCCTGCTTCCAGACAGCGAGGGTGCCGTCCATGTCAATGAATAAACGTGTATTCATATTATTTGTGGTACTCATGATTTTTTCTCCTTGTTGTGATAGTTTTAGGATTTGGAAGTCAAATCCTTGCAAATTGGCAGACTTCCAACTCATTCTTTTTGTAGCCGACATAGTACAGCTCAGTGAGCAACGGCAGGTATTCTTCCTTCGATGCAAGCTTTCCTGCTTTCAGATAGCCATAAGATGCGGTTACAAACTGGCCATCGTGAACATAGCAATCCAACAAAGCGTCGTTCAAAAGGTGCGAAGGGGTTGTTTTCTTTATGCGTTTCACTTCATCGAGAAAAACACAAACAACTTCCGGCCCTTCCGCGGGATAGTTTTCCTGCCAGCAATTCAGGAACTTGACTTTGATTTTCATTTTTACACTCCATTTTTTGTAGTTGAGCAAATAAAAAGGCAGGCCCACCGAGATGGTGAGTCTGCCTTTTGCTTGCAGAATTGTGAATTGTACGAACGCAAAAAAAACGCGCCAAATAGATGGTATCTATCGTACAACTTTTATTTTAGGCGAATCGCATATTTTGGCAATAAAAAAAGAGCCCCGCATTTCTGCAGGACTCTGGTGAAGCAAATCAAGTGTCGGCACAATTTGTTCTGACGGCTATCATTATTTTCTGTTTCCCTCAAAGTAAGGATTCTCCCAAAGAACTTTGCGCCCACTTTTAATGCGAGAGACAGTCTTCATGGGAATATCAGACCAGTATTTACTGTAGTCAGCGCAGTTTTCCGCAAGAAATTCTTTCACCTCATCGCTGAGCTTGCGTGGTGCAATAGCCCATGCAGAAATGACCTTATTCTTAATCATTTCAAAAGTAATCAGGTTGGAAACAGGATATTGCACCTGCATTTCTTTTCCATTGGCTTCAATAACGAGCCGAATGTTTTTTGCTTTTGCAGTCGCAGCAAACAAACTACGGCACTCACTTTCCCAACAATGTGGCTTGGACTGGAACTCCAGCATCCTTGATTGGGTAAGACGTTGGACGGCAACGAATTTTTTCCCGATGCTTTCGCTGAAAGGTGTGCCATCGCGAGAAGTGAGATTCTTATCGAGGACATTGACTACCCTTTCCGCCCATCCGGTAGGATTAGCAAAGAACTCGATGGTCGCGGTGTCATCAATGTGCTCAAGAAATTTACGAAGGCTTTCTTCAAATGCGGTGTCTTTCTTTTGCAGGACATACTGTTTGACAGCGTTTTCATAAGCCTCGTTCTGCAATTCGGGCGTGTTCAGATAGTCAGGGTCGAGAATTGTTTTCTGCTCTAGATAATCCCACAGCGTTTTCGTCATCTCACCCATTGCGGAATGGGGACCAGTGTAAGCAGAGGTGACATCAAACAATCGCAGGAACTCATAGCTTTCAGCATAGGTCTTTTCGTGGTCCACAACATAAGCCATAAACTCAAGGTTATGCTGTTCATTAAAATGGTTTTTGCTCATGCTGGTGGGATAGTTACTGCACATTTGCCCAAATAATGCCTCGACACTATGCTCGCCATCGGAAAGAGGAACGCGGACAAAACGGTAGAAATTCGAGTTGTGGTGCTTATCCAGAACGTTACCGTCCAAAACGGAAATGTCGGGATTAGAAAGAAAAGAACGAAATGCTTTTTCATTGATAGTTTCGAGATACATAGTTTTACTCTCCTTTTTGTTATTTATTTTGTTTGGCAAGATGCTTTTTGATATTTACTCAGAAGTCACGTTCATCGAGCTGCTTTTCGGTGACAGCGCCTTGGCGTTTCAGATAGTTATTGGTTAGAGGTTCAACGTGAGTCAACGACTCATCCACCCAAAGCATGCGCTTTGAGTCATCGTCGTCGTTGCGAACGCCATCAGCGATAACAGCTTGAGGTTGGTCCGTCTCTGTTTCATCATCGCCAGCGTACAGATAGCCTTTTACCATGTCGTTGGTTTCGTTCGGCAGCTCCAAACAGTACCAGAAACCTGCACGACCGGTATTGCTGTTTTTGCTTGTGAGCCAGATACCGGGATAAGAATCCTTTGTTTCCTGGCCGAGCATAAAGTTAGCACTGATGCCGTCTGTGTCAAGCTCAGTGGAAACAGAGAGAGTAGAAGGTTTGGTGGCGTAAGGCCAGAAAGCTTCGATAACTTTTTCAATCGGAATGGTTATCGGCACGGATTTGCCATCAATTTGGCCCGTGATTGTCATTTTCATAAAAATACACTCCTTTTGTCGTTATAACGCAAAAAGAGCGGACCTCCCGATATGGGAAGTCCGCTCTTCATGCGAAATTGTGAATTGTACGAAAGGCAAAACGCCCTTTCGATTGCTGGTATCTATCGTACAATTTCTATGATATGCTGTTCGCAAGGCGCGTCAAGTTTCATTCGTCAGCAATACCTATATAAAGATGGTAGGTGGCGTTTGCCGTCTGGCAAACCCAATGGTTGTAGAACGAGTTGCTCGGCTCAGACGTGACGATATCCTCATCCTTACGATAAATAGCCGCTTCGCACCAGGAAGGTCCATTGTGGCGTGGAATGCAGCGAACATCCATGTGCATACCATCGGCGAAGATAACGGATTCGAACTCAATCTCATCCTGCTCTTTGCCGTCATCGGTATACTGCTTGATTTCGTTCATTCGTTTCTGGCTGATGGTAAGGCACTTGACGAAAACCTTGCGGAAATTTGTGAGATTTTCGTATATCATGCACACTCGCATGATGGCGCTTGTCAAGGCATCGACAGAACCAGGGTCGTTGCAAATCGCAGTCTTGTCGAAACAGCCAATGCCGTGCCCTGTCCAGAATCCGCCTTCATACAGGTGAACAGAAGCCGCATAGCAAAGACAACCATCAGGTTTGCAAAGCTGAATTTCGAGTGTGCAGCCATCGTATGTTTCATCGATTTTGCGCTTGTACACATCGAAACTGATGTTGTCAGGCACTTCCCCGCTGCCGTCCCAATGATAGGGATTGCAGCGAATAAGAAAGAGTTCTGCGATTCCTTTTGCATAAATTTTCGTCATACCGACCTTTTGCTTGAACATAGGACTCATAATCCTTCTCCCTTCTCTTCGTTTAGCAATTCGCGTGCATGGTCGAGGACTTCCTTTGCGACAGGCTTACCGCCTTCATTCATGGCAAGGAAAATTTCCAAGACTTCTGCGCGAGTTACGCTCTGGTCAATCTCAGCAACGCCAATGGAGGCATCCATAAACCAGTTCTTGTCCTGTGCGGAAAGGTCATTGTAAAATACGCCTTTGTACGGGAATCGGTTCTCATAAAAAGCAAGCAGGGTCAACATACGCTGCTTGCCATCAACGATTTCATAGTAGTTGCCATCGTTGCTTGTGCGAGTGAATGGCAGCTGCTTAAAGACGAAACGACCAATCTCGCGACCCATAAAGATGCTGTCCAACAGCTTTTCCCTGTCCTCATCATCCCAAACAGAACCACGCTGATAATCAGGGTTGAAATCAACGCCGAACAGGTATTGGAAGCTGAGTAAAGAATACATACTGCGGTTTGAGTAGTGCAGGCGGGATAGCGCAGAATTGCGCTTGGCGAAATGCGTATCTTTGTTATCATCCAGCGGGCGAACGTTTGTCCAAGCCCAGCAGGAATAGTTATCGCTGTTTGCACCACTGCGGATAAGATACATGTACCCGCCTTCCAGAGCCTCGTCAACAACGCAGTTTAGAAGGTAACCAACCTGTACTTTGTCGCCGACCGTGAAGCGATAAGAGGGTTTCCCTGCACGCTTGGCAGTCTCGCAGGCTCTTTCATACGAAAGACCTTCGAGCGCGGCTTGTTTCAGGTTTATTTTTGTGATTTCTTTTCTTGCACTTTTCTTAGCCATTGCGATTCTCCTTAACCAATCCGATGGACTCCGAACAAAACAGCAGGAAGAAGCTGTTCATACGGGGTGTATTGGGCATAATCAAAAATTTGTGCCTCATCGCTGATGATGTATCCGCCAGGGCAGGATTCGCCATCGTCATTGGAACCGCCGTTGTCATCAAGGCCACGGCTTTTGAGCTCGTTGAGGTAATCCTCACGCATAGCATCGTATGCTTCTTTCGGGGTAGAATATTGCTTTGGATTTACTTTTGTGTAAAGGTGGCCCTCGTCATCGGTGAAAGTCTTTGTGATGATAAACATAATTTACACTCCTTTTTGTAGTACGCAAAAAAGCGGGCTTCCCGATTGGGAAGTCCGCTTTCAAGCGAAATGTGAATTGTACGAAAGGCAAAGCACCTTTTGATTGCTGGTATCTATCGTACAGTTTCATCATACGCCGTTCGCACAATATCGCAAGAAAAAAGAAAAAAAGCCGCTGCCTCCCAGCATAGGCAACGGCTTATTGTTATTTGCTCAACGCTTTCTCAGCGTTTTCTTTGACGGTCGAGCGGATGTCAGCAGGCACCTTCAGAATGTCCAATGCCGCCTCAACGGAAAAGCGTCCAGAACGTACAAGGTTTGTAACACTTCCAGAAAGAGATTCGAGATGCCCTTCTTTGCGGCCTTTTGCAAGACCTTTTTCGACACCCTGCTGCTCGACAAAGTCACTATAATTACACATTTGATTGATACCCTCCTTGACGTCGGTGGTAACAGGCAAGCCGCACTCGGTTGCAAGTTGCAGCTTTTTCTCCACAGGCGTTTTATTATCAAAAATCGTAGAAAAGAGACGTACCATGTCATTATCGGACTCTTTATCCTGCAAGCAAGCCATAACAATGCAGTAATTGTCATATTGCTCTTTCGGAAAATGATATTCTTTGGCCAAACAGGTTTCGGTCATTGAATAGGTGTTACAAACACCACGAACTTCTTCACCAGGGTCAATACACAGCCAAATGCTGTATACCTTTTGCAGCTTATCATAGTCCGAGTTATGGAAAACAGATTCCTTTTGCGCAGAAACCATTCTGCCGCAGTAAAAACTTCCACGGTTCAGCATGTGGTATCCAGGATTGTACTTATTTTGAGCTTCAATATCCACAATGACTCGATTGGCTTTACCGCAAGGCAAGCCAATATCGAACAACACATCGTAGTATATTGTTCCCTCATTTATGCTTTTGGATTCTACGTTCTTTTCGTTCAGTTTATCAGGCAGGTCTTCAACAGGATGACAGCTAATTTCGACTGGAGGGATGTTGGATTTTTGAATTTCTGCCAACTCCTCCGGTGTCATTTCGCTTTTGGCTTTTTTGTAGACAATGAACTCTTGAATCTTATCAAGAGCCATATCATGAAATTCTGGAATGCAATTCTTAGCGATAAAAGCCGCAACGGGTGTACAGCCAAGCAAGCTTTTGCATCCAGCATCCAAGTTTACCTTGTCATTGCTGATGGCATGCCCGATGGTATTAAGACCTCCCATGTCTTTATACCTCCTATATTATAGCATGTTCGCAAACAAATGCACTAGAAAATACTTATTGTACGCAAAAAAAGAGTGGGCCTTCCATTGCTGGAAAGTCCACTCTTATGCGGATTGTGAATTGTACGAAAGGCAGGATGCCTTTTCGATTGCTGGTATCTATCGTACAATTCTAATTGTATGGGTCTCGCACGAATGTGCAATGGTCTTTAGCCAAGCATCGTCACATCACCATCAACGTACCAGATGTACTGCTTCCAGTTAGAAGCGGTCGCACCAGGGATGAGTTTCAGCGCAGAAGCTGGAGGCACGCGACTCGGCTCAAATGACATCTCGTAATGCTTTTCCAGGCCGTATTTCCGCAGAACGATACTCGGTATTACTCTGCCAAGCTCGTACCACTTGCGAGGCGGGATACGGCTGCAATGTTCGCGGTGAATTTCAGTGTATTCCTGCTGGAATTTGTGAATGGCCCGAAGCAGCTGACACATCGGGCAGGTATTAAGGATGCCAGGGTCCTTGTAGCGGTATACTACAAGACGATATTTATCGTGTTCCTTGGTGGTCAGAACGACACCAAAATAGTTTTTTGCCATGATATCCTCCTCGTTTTAGTAGTTAGTACCATACTCCAGGGCGTAATCCGGACGCTGATATTCGACGACCGGCTTTTCCCAAGAGCAGATGGGTTCAGTATTGGCGCTCGGAAAATGAGAGCTGATTCCGTTGGTGGCAAGCAAAGCTGCCGTGCAATCCGCAATCTGTGCAAGAAGCTCAGGATTCCATCCAAAGGTGTCATCTCCGGTCAGCTGCTTGCACAGGACTTGTGCCGCTCGAAGAATTTCAGTGTCTTTGGATTCCTGCTGAATAGGTTTCGGTGCAGCAATTGTGACATTTCGTGCAATGACGTTTTTGGGCAATGGCTCATCGACCCATTTCCCCTCGTAAATCTCACGGGCATAGAAACCGTCTTTGTCGAATTCGTCAAGGCGAACCCAATGGTCGGCTTCCCAGGTCCTTTGAGCGATTCCGTCTGGATTGATAGTAACCATCACACGTTCATCGTGTGCGTTGTTTCCCCAATGGGTTTCAGAGTCATTGCCAAACTCCTGGATGAGAAGTTTCCTTGCAAGTTCTCCATCGGTCAGTGCAGCCAATTCTTTGATTCGTTTTGTGTTCATATTTTTCTCCTTTTTCTGTAAACAAAAAAGGCAGGCCCATCGTGGTGATGAGTCTGCCTAGTTGTATCAGTTTGTGAATTGTACGAGCGCTGAAATGCGCAGATGCTATCTATCGTACATTCACAATTTTACCGGCATCGCAAGCAGCGTCAAGCTGTAGCAGCGGCGTCAGCAGTTGCTTTTTTGGCTTCCGTGTATGCTTCGTAAGCCGCGTGATATTCACTCAGCTTAATCTGCGTAACGGTGTCTGGAACCTTGGTGCTGCGAGTTGCATATTCGCAGGAATAATATCCGTAGATATTTCCCTGCTCATCATCCCACAGCTCCGTAGTGATGCGGCCAGAACCGTTGAAGTCGGCCCACCAGAACTGGCTGGCAAGGAATTTCTTGCCGTTCACGTTCTTACAGACCTCATCTTCCCACAGGCAGTTCATGGGCGAACGCTGTTTGAAGATGACAAAACCGTGAGGGTCACGGCGTTTCATGACCTGAGATTCGTATTTGGCGAGCAGCTCCGGCTTCAAATCAACAGTCAGTCGGTCATTTAAAACATACGAGAGCTTCTCATCAGGGAAATATTTGTCGAAGAACTGCTTTGCAATTTCAATGAAATGCGCTTTTTCCTCCTTTGTCGCGAAATAATTCTTGTAGAAAGTGGTGCCGGGATTTACCTTAAATGCCATTTCAACCATTGCCATTACTCCTTTTCCATTTGGATAGTCCAGCCGTTCACATCGGAATAAACCGCATAGAGCAGCGTTGCGAAATTGTAGCCTCCGTCATACAGCGTATAGCGAAGGGAGATGTTCAGCGCAAGAGTCCGTTCCTTGACGACGCCATCGCAATCGAGATAGCTGAACGTCTTTGTCGGATTGGTAAGCCATGCTTCACGTTCTTCATTGAACTTATCTTCATCGTATTCCACGATTTCCTTGAAATACGAATCGAACGTGACGAGCTTGACTGACGAGAAGACATCAGCCATCATTCCGCACTTTTCAATCAGTTCATCAGGCCATTCGACCTTGATGATTGCTGCGCCGTTGTCTTTCAGCTCTTTGTGAGGGCTGAGCGAAACGTTATAGCGCTCACTGAGAAAGCCGAACAGCCAGGACCAATCGATAGTTTTCAGGAAACTGGCAGCTTCCTTGGCGTCCATGAAAATTTTGATTTCTTTACGTGCCATGATATATCTCCTCACTATATTATTCGGTGCCGAATTTAGCCCACGCTTCTTCGACACTCATGTGATAAACCGCCTTAAACTGTTCTTTGAAATACGCATTGAACAATTCCCGGTGGTGAGGGCTCATGATGACTTCAAGAGTAAAGTCGGGGTCGTCAGTAGAACTGTTGCAGTAAGATACATAGGCATGAATGGTATCGTCCGGATGCCAGTCAATGTACATGTTAATCCAATCTGCATTTTCTTCTGAGTTCAAATCAAGGCCAAATGCTTTGTCTGCATCAAACCAGATAGGGACGTAGACGTTAATCCATCCGTCGTAGATGACTTCTTCATTGGCATCGAGCGTGAATCGTATCAGTTCAGCAAAGTCCTGTACGGTAATAGTTTCCTGCGTGCAGAGACCATGAACCATTTCGTTGTGAGTCATAAAATATGCTCCTTGTTATTTTTTGAAGGTGTCAAAGAATCGAATCATCTCGCGGTTCACACCGACTGCAGATTCAGTCTCAGGATAGAGCGCTGCAAAAGCATGGACCGTTTCTCTCTTGGAAACAAACCCGTAACCGTGGTGAACGCGCTCATTTTCGAGGCACTTCTTAAACCCAAAAGTCTGTTTCTTGAGAAAGTCCTTTTTCCCGGTGCAGATATAGCACGGGGGGATGAGTTTGGAATAGGTTTCAGGCTTGATGAACTCAGCATAACTGTGATTCTTCCAGCCCTTAGACATATAGTAGTTCTGAAGCAAACCTACCTGGCCCTTGTAGATGTAATACATACCGCTCTGCAGGCCCATTGCGTTGATGACGAGCTTCTTGGCTGCCTCGGGTACGTTCTCTTCCAGTTCGTCCTCTACCGGCTGCATCTTGACAGGATAGCGGAGAATAGAGCTTGCCATGCAGGCAAGGAATGCGCCAGCGCTGTCGGCTACTACAAAGACCTGATTCAAGTCACCACCGAAGTCTTCAGCGCATTCAGCTACAGTAGCAAACGCATTGATGACATCGGTGATTTGACCGAAAACATTGGTTTCAGGAACCAGACGGTAATCCGGAACAAAGGTGAGATACCCTTCTTTGGCAAACCAGGTTGCCAGGTTTTGATTCTGTTCTTTCCGACCAGCAATCAAGCCGCCGCCATGGATATCGATGATAATCGGATGCTTTTCGGCATCGTTATCCGGGCGATAAACGTCCATGAAAAGATTCTGCTTGCCGCAAATACCAATCTCAGTGGCAGTTATGCCTTCATGAGGCATAACAGGCTGAGACTTGATGATTTCTTCTACATGGGTGCGTTCTTTCTTGGTGGCGGCATTGATGAAATTCATGATAAAAACTTCCTTTCAAATTGATAAAAATAATAGCGGCCGCCAATCTATAAAAAATGAGATTAGTGGCCGCTTGGGTGTTATTGGAATTCAAATGTGTATTGGGTTCCTCTTTCGGTTTTGACAAAAATTCTGCTTCCTGCAAAGCCAATAGCTTTTACTGTGCTGGTACGCAGAATGTCTTGTTGTTTTGGTGTTGTTGTTTTGAATACGAGGGGCTGCCCACTTGACAGCTCAAGAGTTCCGACCCGTCCAATGAGCGGAAGAACTCTTGCGTTGAGACTCGTGGTGCTGTGAAGCACACAACTGCTGTTAATCCGCATCATTGTCCTCCTGATATGAACTGGTCAGATATCCACATCCGGGTACTGATTCAACACATGATTGAACCTGTTATCCAGATGTTCATCGTTTTCGTCCCGTTCGGGATAATCAAACTTTCCTTCCTCTTCTGCTGCATCCCCCAAGCGTTCCATGAGTGCAATGACGCTTTCGAGCCAGGCGGAAGCCTTGCCAAACGTGTCATCCTCTTTTCTCTTGGCATAGAGCATGTCAGAGACTTCTTCGAGAGCCATTTTCTGCTGGTACAAAGTATTCCAGTTGATGTGCTCTACAGCGGAACGCAGGGGAGTTAAGTGTTCTGTTTCTGTTACAGTGTTCGTTACGGTCATCCTTTATTTCTCCTTGTAGTGTTTAGTTACGATAAACGTCAGCAAAGCACCGCAAAATTCCAACAAAAAAAGCAGACCTCCAAACGGATAGTCTGCTTCTCAGAATTGTGAAATTATAGCGTATGTGTGCTGTTATCTATCATACAATTTTTATTGTATGCGTTTCGCACGAATACGCAATAACTATTTTTTAGAATTAAGAATCGGAATTTTCCGAACTGTCGCTGTTATCATCGGAACTGGACTCAGCGTTTTCGTCCGCAGTGGAATTGTCACCAGATTCAGCGTCGGTGTTTTCTTCCGCGCTTGTATCCTGTTCGACAGTCGAATCACTGTTGACTGATGCGTATGTACCAGTCAAGATGACGGGCGCTTCACCATAACCCAGATAACCGCTAATCAGGCTGCCGGAATTCTCAACCAGGTACTTGGTTTCCGTCATGTTCGGGAACAGATAGACATCTCGAATGGCAGTGCCTTTTACATCGGCGCTGTCAAAGGTATCATTGCATGCTGCGACAACACTATAGCCGTCATAGTTCCAAACCAGATAGAAGTTCTTGTCGCCAATTTCGACATCATAGTGCGCATCCCGGAAATCCTCGAAAGTACGGTACTGCTTGCTGGAATCAAAAGCGACAGAATCGTTGTTCGTCCAATAAAGCCCGGACGGATTGCCAAACAAGCCATACAGGAAGTTGAACTGCTCTTTCGGTTCTCCGTCAGTTGGATAGCCGTCGAATTTGTCCGGAGTGACAGACGAATAATAGAGGCCGTCAAGGAACGCATCGCCGATATTGATGCCATCATCATTGGCTGCACGACCGTCCAGCATCAAGGTCAGTGAACCGCCGTTATATCCAATCGGATAATAGTCGCAGCCATCTTCTTTGCTGGCAGTGTGAATTGAGAAATCGCTGATTTCCTTTTCCACGCCTTCGCCAGTAGATTCGGCATTGATTTCACCAATGACTGTATCGCCGTTTTCGAGTTCGTTCAGTTTCAGATATCCCTTTACAGGCAAATCTCGGACATCCTGTAATGCAACGTCCGTGATATCCAGCGTTTTGCCGGTATCAACACTTCGCAGCGAATAAAACTTGCCGCCGTCATCATAAGACAGAGGGCTCTGTCCCATCGGAATGCCGTCCGGCCAGGTAGTGTCAGGATTGTCCAGCGTGCCGGGCGTGAAATCCGGGAGATTCGACAACAAAGACCAGGCATTGATGGGTTCCGGGGTCGGTTCTGCTGTCGGTTCCGGCGTTGCTGTGACGGCAGCCTGTGCTGCTTCGGCACTTGCCGCTGCGGCCGCCTGGTCTTTCCGTTCCTGAACCACAGATGTGGCACAGCCAGAAAACATCATAGTGAGCGCCATTGTTGCTGCGGTAACATTGATAATTTTTTTAGTCATGCGTCTTTGACCTCCTTGTGCTTGTGGTTTTGCCCTATACCAATGAGCGAGAGACCTACCACGCCGATAAACAAAGCGAGAAATCCGAGTCCAAAAGCAAAGGCAATATATTGAATTACGTCAATGAGTTTAATCCATTTTGCAACCGCAGCTGCTAAAAAAGCCAGCAGCCCAAAGCAGCCGGTCAGATAAATGAGCAAGCCAAACTGTGCAGTTCTGCTAAAAAAGGATTCAAGTGTTTTCATGATAAACTCCTTTCATACTTTTTATGGTATACGATTCGCAAGAACCTGCAATAGGAAAACAAAAAAAGCTGCCCAGCCGAAGCTGGACAGCTTGTGTGTTGTAGTATTTTAGCGTCTGTTGTCTCTCTCTTGTCTCCTGCGTTCGCGCTCCTCATACTCTTTTTTCTGATACTTGAGTCGTTCATTCAGCAGGAAGGAGTTTTCATCGCGAGTCATTTGCAGTTTTACCTCGTACCAGCAGCCGTAAAGAAAGGCTGCCAGAATGCAGAAGCCAACGATTTTGACTAAGAGGTTGAAAAGAACGTTCACAATAACCGGGAAAATATAGCTGATGGCTTTGGCGATAAGCAGGATGAGCCCACCGAAGACAACGATTTTTGCGATTGTCTGAACAACGGGCGGGAAATCGCCCAGGACTTTGGAAATGGTATCGTTAATTTTGGTGATGATATTAGTGTTTTTGCCACCGTTGTTATTATTTTCTGCCATGTCGGTTCCTCCTTTTTGTGCCAATTATAGCATATATCTGTACAAAACGCTATATCCCACATGAGGAATCTCAATGTGTAAGCAATGGCTCAACAAAAAAAGCCGCCACCCTTTCGGATGACGGCAAGTGATGTTATTTCTTCACGGGGATATTCTGGTCGAGAACCACATCAAAGCTGTAGTGCGGCATCTTGGATACATCACCACCAGCAGCTTCAAGGGTCATGTAGAAGTCCTCGTCGTTCATTGCCTGCACGAGAGTATTCATCTCATCGCAGGTATGCTTCAACATCGGACCACGCTTGTTGCAGTACATCACAGCCGAAATGGGCTGAATGCCCTGTGCAACCATGCCATCCCAATGAGTCCGCAGCTCGGTTACGGACTTCAAAGTAGCAACGCCGCTCATAAAGTCGTAAATCCGGCAGTGGGACTCATCGATGTGTTCCAGAACGTCGATACGAGTCCGGTTTGCGTACAGGGGAAACTGGAGTTCAACTTCATTCCCAGTGTCAGCAACCAGACGATTGGCAAATTCCTGCGCATACTTTTCGAGGGTAAACGGCTCACTATCGAAAGGCTTTACGTTCTCGGCAATGGCGTCGAAAATCGTACGCCATCCCTTGTCGCTCAAGTCGATATTGGACTTGTTGGCAAGGGTGTTCAGGAATCCGCGCGGCAGGCCAGTGATATCGATAGCCACAACGCCGGTAAAGGCATTAAAGGACGGGTGACGAACCCTATCCCAGATGGTATCGAACTGAGCCGTAGAAATAACGCGGTCACCGAGCTGAATATCCAAGCCCTGAGTGGGCATGTTGCACTGGTAGAAACGCTTCAAATCGTAGCCGCCAGTAACCATACCCCGAGTTGCTTCGCTGTCAAGCAGGCCACATTCGACCTTGACAGGGATTTCATATCCCTCGTACTCCACAACAAAACGCTTATCCTGCCGCTTCTCCTTGTACGGCTGGAAAATAGGCTTGACGAGCACATCGCGGGTTTTGCCGTCAAACATACGATAATCGGGAATCAGGATACGGGCGGGAGCAACGCCGGTAGCATCAGGTGCCAGGTAGTTGCGGTACATGACACCAAAGTGCTCAGCCAGGCAGGTACGCAGTACATTCAGGCTGGTGACCCTGCTCTCAGCGCAGCTGCCGTTCTTGGTCAGCATGGTGCTGGCGGTGGCCTTGTCCATCTCCACATAAATGACGGTGGACGGTGCGCCAAGAGCCTTGAACTGCTCACGCATAACGATATTTTCCATAGGAATCTCTTCCTGCTCAGACATCGTCATGGTCGTGGCGAATGGACCGTCAACGCGATGATAGGTGCTCTCGCCAGGCTCCTTGGAAGCAATGAACCAGGGATACTTGTTGCGGGTAGCAACAAGGATGAAGTTGTTCAAGCCAACGCCGTGGATGCACAGCGGGCCTTCATTGGTATGGTCGTTACCGAACTGCAGGCATTCCGGCAGCTTCTCCTTGGACATTCCTTTACCCCAGTCGGCAATAACCATACCAATTAGGTTTTTGTCACGCCCTTTAACGATAGCGACCAGCATGCTGATGAGGCCGATAGCGTTGGAAAAGCCGTTGTCAATCGTTTCATCTGCAGCAGCGCACATGGGTAAGTTCTGGCGAGATACTGCATCAAAGTACTTATCAGTGAGGCCAACATTGAACTTAACGTTATTATTCTTTTTAGCCATAATATAACCCCTTAACGTGGGGCTGCCGTGCTGCTCTCGAATTTATCTCCACAGCAATGTGAGCCCCATATATCGGGGATGTTATTATTCTTTTTTGTTGTTTGTTTTGCAGGAGCCGCTGGCGATATCAGAAATCGCTTCTTTGACAGCTCCGAAAACGTCAGCTGATTTCAGAAAGTCTTCGGCCAATCCTTTGATGTGGCTGTAATTTTTGAAGACTTTCTTGACAAGAAATGCGCCAGCGATTGATACCACTGCCAAAAGCAGCAAAAATTTCGCGGCATCGGTCAGTTTCACTTGCTCCAGCAGGAGCGCGAGTATCACACCATCTTTGCTCAGCTAGGTCTTAATTAGACCGTGAACGAATGAACCATAGCTAACTGCATATTGCTTAGCTTTGGCTTCGTGGTTGCTAATGATGGTGTCTACTCGCTAAATTATGTTTCGAATCATGGTAATGTCCTCCTTAAAGGTTTGTAATTGTTATACGGTATATAAATACGCTCTTAACGCGGCGTTCGCGTGCAGGAACATTTATACAAACTCATTAACGCAGTGTATACGTGCCATGCTGATTAGCATGACAATTCTATGTAATCAGCCTTTTCTTCGGCTGTCAGAAGTCCACATTCCGTGGGATAAATCTATATAAAACGCAGAAAGTCTGCGGGAATCCTCAAAAAGAAAAAGGACAGAAACCCAATATGGGCATCTGTCCTTCTTCCAGGAGGTATATGAACTATGGCAAATCAATGATATCTCTGTTACATTATCTATTCTATGGGTATCGCACGTGCCGTCAACCCAAAATACCAAGTTTTTACGAAAATAATATATACGGCACATCGTACAATTTAGAAAACCGGATATTTAGTTTCCTGAAATGGTGCAGGCAAAAGACACCGTGCCGCTCCAATCACCGGAAGTAAGATTAGCTTTTACCGTATAGTTTGAGGTGATACTAGCCAAGGCATCGTCACGTTTCCACGTTGTTTTGGGTGTTTCCACTATTATCGGGAAATCGCAAAAAATGTCAAAAAGAAAAAGCCGTCCACCAAACGGTGAACGGCTTTCGTGACAATTTATACTGCGGCGAGAACTTCTTTCAAAGTCATTTTGTCAATGCCTGCAAATTCTACAGCGGCAGTAGCCCAAAAGAAATCGCTGGCGCGGCATTCGTCGTATATCGGGTCAAATTCGTTACATTCGGTTTTGATGTCGAAAAATTCTTCACGGGAGAATCGTTCACACGGAATCCCTGCATTCCTCTGTACGAAATCTTTAATTCCATCGGTCATAATGGAGCAGCCAATCTCAAGGGTGTCGTCCGAGAGGCTATCCCCATATGTGTTATATGATAGACCATAGTGAGATACATAGGTTGCGCGGCTTGCACCAGTATATTCGCTCTCGAGAAATTCACTAACAGTCTGCTCCAAAGATACCTTTCCATCTTCGTACAATTCACCAGAATAATCATACGGGCAATCATTGCTGCGCCATTCATAATGAGTGGGAATGGGGTTCAGCATTGCTGCCAAACTCTCCAAAAGCTGCTCTCTAATTACATCCTTCTGAGCAAGAAAAAGCGAATTCACATATTCTGCGATTTCATCTTCATTCTGCTTGATATAGTCGATACATTGTTGCATGCTTTCGGTAACAGGAGCTTCATGTGATTTCATTATTGATACCTTCTTTCTATTATTTTAGTGTACGCGATTCGCACATATTAGCAAAAGCCGCCCACCCGGTAAAGGGCAAGCGGCAAGAGGTTAAGATTTGATGTAAAGCGACGTACCCTTGAACGGATTCAAGAGACCGGGCTTGTACTTGGTGCGGACGTATTCTGCGATTTCAGCGTCCGGCATGGCGCTCAAGACATCAAGCCAACATTCAGCATTGATTGCCATGAGGCCACCCATGCCAAGAGCATTTTCACAGCGTTTGATGTCAGAGGCAAATGCGTCGTGAAAGTCACAGGACTCCGCAGCTTTTACGATGCGGTCGAAGTCATACATACCACAAGACCTCCTTACTGGCACATGGCCTTGAGGTCGTCCTCACTCAGAACGGGCACGCCCAGCGAATTTGCCTTATCCAGCTTGGAACCGGCAGCTTCACCGGCAACGAGATAGCTCGTCTTCTTGGAGACACTTCCGGAGACTTTGCCGCCATGCGCTTCGATATAAGTCTTGGCTTCATCGCGGCTCATGGAAGGCAGTGTACCGGTAATAACGAATGTCTTGCCAGCGAGCGGCGCAGACTCATCATTGGCACCTGCCGGAGCATGGTAGTCAAGATTGACACCGGCATCATGCAAGGTATTGACTTCCTGCGTAAATTCAGTGCTGGAAAGCATCGCATCGAGCGCAGCATAGATAGCATCAGAAAAGCCGGGAATGTTGTACTCCTTGATGGTATCTACATTGAGCGTGGACAGTGTCAGAAGGTTGCCGTTCGTAGCCTTGCATTGAGTAAACAGCGCACGAGCAACATGACCGCCGATGAGACGGTAGCCAAGGCCCTTGAGGACGCGGTCGGCATTCTGCTCCTTGGACTTTTCGATGGCAGCAAGAACCTTCTTGGCAATCTTCGCGCCATACATGTTGGTCAGTTCACCTTCCTCCTCATAGAGCCAGTACAGGTCAACGGGGTTCTCAATGAACCGGCTGTCAACCAAGTCCTGAATCATCTGAGGGCCAAGTCCCTTGATGTCCATGCAGGGCTTCGAGGCAAAGTGGATAACGCGATTCACAGTCTTTGCCGGGCAAGCGTCATTGGTGCAGTAGAGGTCCACAGAACCGTTGACCGGTGCGATAGGCGCACCGCAAACGGGGCAGACCTGCTTCGCCATGTCATAAGGCACAGCGTCTGTCGGGCGCTTTTCCAGCTCCACCATCGTGATTTTCGGGATGATGTCACCGGATTTGTGCAGGACAATCGTGTCACCGATACGGATATCCAAAGTCTTGATGAAGTTGGCGTTGTTGAGCGTTGCACGCTCCACACGGGTTCCGGCAAGCTGGATAGGGTCAAAGACCGCGACAGGAGTGACGCGGCCGGTACGACCCGTCTGCAGCTGGATGTTGCGCAAGACAGTTCCTTTTTCCTCTGCGGGATACTTGTATGCAATAGCCCATTTCGGGGTTTTGGTGCGCTCGCCCATCTTCTGGCGAATGCTCAGTTCATCGACTTTGATGACTGCGCCGTCAATCGGGTAATCGATATCATAGCGTTTTTCCTCAATGTCGTGAATGGCTGCCAAGATGCTATCAATGTCATTGCAATGAGCGTAATAGGTGGTCTTAAAACCGCAGATGTCACGCAGATAGTTCAGCTGGTCACAATGATACGGGCTGAACTGTGCTGCATCACCATTGTTGACGCTCTGAACATTGAAAACGAACACCTGCAGATTGCGTTCCCGTGCAATAGACGGGTCAGCCTGACGCAGAGAGCCAGCAGCGCAGTTGCGGGGATTCGCAAAGAGCTTCTTCCCCGCTTCCGCCTGCTTTGCATTGGCTGCTTCAAAGTCCTTTTCCGACATATAGCACTCGCCACGGAGTTCGATTTTGCCGATACCCTTGGGCAGCTCGATGCTGCGAGGCAGGCAAGTGAGGGTTGCGACATTGGCGGTCACATCCTCACCGACATGGCCGTCACCGCGCGTCGAAGCCTGGGTCAAATAGGCAAGACCATCGTCAGAACGTTCGTAGACAAGAGACAAGCTCAGACCGTCGATTTTGCGCTCCACAGAGAAGGTCACATCGGAGTATTCAGCTTTCACCGAATCCACAAAGCTGCGGACCTCATCATCGGAAAACACATCAAGCAGAGAAAGCATCGGTACACGGTGTTCAACCGGAATACCGAGAACACGCTTGCCGCCAACAACCTGTGTAGGGCTGTCAGCGGTCACGAACTCAGGATGTGCCGCTTCGATATCACGAATCTCGTGCATCACGGAATCGTATTCCTCATCCGTTACAACCGGAGCATCCTGCTCATAGTAGGCGGCACTCCATTCTTTGGCTTTGGTGCAGAGATTATTATAATATTCCTTGATGGAAGAAATAGACATGTTGTTAGACATAACATTTTACCTCACATATGTATTGTTTTGTTTTTTTGTGAACCTCCCCACCTAAGCCTTACGGCTATAGACGGGGCGTGCGCTCTTAATAGTTCATCAAAGGGTAATGGTTTGAGATTCCGTTGTGGCCTGGCTGACATCTTCAATACCATCCACGAAAACTGTTGTTCTGATAAGGATACGGAAAGGGACGCCCTTTTGCCAGGTGGTGTTTGCACGGAGTTCATCCACCAGGCCAATCAGTGCCTGCATCTTGAGCATTTCGATGGTATAGCGAGTCGGAATCATGGTTCGGGTCGTCTCGAGATAAAAATGCCGATTTTTCTCATTGTATCCGAGAGAATCGTTCGTAACATCCATTTTTGCAACAACGGTGTAGTCGCTCTGCGGGACATCGTTGAACGGCGTGAGAGAATCATTGAGAATCTGCATGCGAGCGTCGAACTCTTTGATGATGCGAGCCTTCTCTTTCTCATAAATCTCGTTTGCCTGTCGAACCTGCTCCCGATAGCACTTCACGCACTTTTCTTTCGTGTAGAAGATGTTGACGGAAGTGCCGGAGCAGCAGCGATACCCGGTGTTGTCCAATGGGGCAATGACGGTTGAAGAAATCTTACCCCGATTTACCGGCCGAAAATAGACCGGAGAATAATAGATGGTTTTGCTCGTTTCTTTTGCGTCCGTTACAACAACCGGGGTAGGCTTGATGTTACGAATCGGCTTTTTGGTCGGGTCTGCATTTGCGCGATAATCGCAAATCCAAGCCATTTTGCCGATGACGTTTTCAAGACCTTCGGCGTAATCGTACATACCGAGGTCGTTTGTCTGGCGTGGAGGATAATTTTCTCCGGAGCCTTTAATCATCAGCTTGACGCCGTTTTCTGTGAGATATTCGTTTAATTTCATATTTTTTCCTTTCTGTGATTTGTGGTTGAGTTCAGCGGGCGTTTGTAAGTACGGCAACAACCAGCTCCTCGTAGTCTTCGATGGCACAGTAGATGTCAGCGAAACCATAGGCGTGGCCACGGTCGTAGGCTTTTTGCCAGAGGATGGTTGCAGCCTTTTTGGAAATGCTGCGTTTCGTTTCGGCTTTGATGTCTTCCTGAATTTGAAGTTCGATAGCTTCCGAGATGTGTTCGATTTCTGCATTCTGCGCCTTCTTCAGCCGAGAGCATTCCGCATCCCAGGCTTTCTGTCGGCGAACGACCTCTTCCCTGTTCCAGCGCACCGATTTCTCTTCGTCGATGATTTCACCGTCTTTCGGGCGTTTAGAGTTGGGCTTAGTAGGTCTCTTCCAAGCGGTTTCAAGTCGGTTGCCAAGAGCCGTCCATATACTACCCATTATAACACTCCTTTTTTTGTACGCAAAAAGGCGAACCTCCCGGTGTGGGAAGTCCGCCTTAAAGCGAAGTGTGAATTGTACGAGCACACAGTGTGCTTAGTAGATGGTATCTATCGTACAAGCTAAATTATACGGGTCTCGCACGAAAGCGCAAGATTATTCATCCATTGCTACAGTCACCAAACAGCAAATTATATGCTTTTTCGATTTCAGAATCAGACATGGCCTTCCCTTTTTCTTCAATGCTGCGCAGAATTAGAGTCTTGTCGCTCTCCTCATCCGGCACGAAGCCAAGAATCACATCCAGCTTGTTGCGATTCTCGTCCTGTGCAAGATACTCTTTGATTTCGGACCACTGCGCATCGCGCTGGTTCAGAGCGTCAACGTTCTGGACACAGAACGGGTTCTCACTTTGCGGCATAGAACCAGCAAGGTATTTAGTATCGTCGCAATACATCTTGATAAGCCGGACAATATAGTTCCGCTCTGCTTTGGTTCTTGCAGTCAGAATGTTGCTTGCGCTCTGGTACTTGTAGTTATCCCCAACAGCTTCCAACGGCTCTGCAATCTGTCGAAAACTCAGCATTTCGTTTGTGGCCTTGTCATGCTGCGACACGGTGGAAGCATAGTATCCTTGTTCCGTTTCGTTTGCTTCTACCACGGCAGCGAGATTCGAGTCAATATGGATGAGCCGTTCACTGTTATCCCCTTGCGCACGAATTGTGTTGTTCACTTTCGCAATCCAACTGTCAGTTTCCGTAGCATCATCGCCCGCATAGAGGTAGGTTACAATATCCGGGTTAGTAGGGTTCGGAAGCTCCGCACAAGCCAAGGTCAGATTCCGTCCGTATTCTTTTGCCTGGAGATACATGTTCGGATAATCGTCTTGTATTGTCTGAGCGATTGCCTCAACCTCGGCCTCGTCTTTTTCAATGACAAGACCGACAGTGGCTACCTGCTCTTCAATGTTGAGCTGCTTCAAAATATCCTCGAGGTCGAATACAATAGCTTCTTTGTTGTTTGTATAGAATCGGATTTTCATAGATTTTCCTCCTGGCAACAATAAAAATGGCAGGCCCTCGGTTGGAAGGTCTGCCAAAAAACAGTTTGAGAATTGCAAAAAAGGTCATTATGCGGCTTTGATTGCTGCGTTAATCACCGTATACGCAATATCCAGAAGCCGAAACGCAAGGACTTCAAAAGATAATGCTACCAGCAAAAAGCAAAACACAAATTTTTGTTTGTTCTCACCCTGGAAATAGTACATTCCAAAGCAGGACGCGATGAGAACGCAGAGAAACACAACGACCCAAATAATATCAGCCATTGTCCTGATTTTGATTTTGCTGAGTTGGCGGGGTCTTGACTTCAGCAGGAGCATTCGGAGTCTGATACTGAACATTCTGGCTCGGCTCTTTGGGAGTTTCGGGGGCCTGGTACTGAACAGTACTGGGGTTGTTCTGCTGTTCGGCTTTCTTTTCCTCATATTTGGTCTTGAGCTGAGAATAGGAATAGCCATCCTGCGGGATACCGTGATACTCATAATGGCCGAAAGCAAGAATCATGTTGAACACCGGATTCAGAAGGCAAAGACCAATCGTGAAACCAATACCTTCACCGAACGCAACAGCTTTCTTGTAGTTGGTAATAGCACCGATGATGAGAGCAACAACCAGGAACAGATTGCCGAGCAGCGGGATGCCAGACAAAAGGCTCAGCACGACCGGAATCAGAAACAACCAGCCGTTCCCCCAGTAAATGTTGAATTCGATGTAGTTGCTGTAGAACGGGACGATGGATGCCCAGCCAGGCTGCCCGGCCTTCTCAAAAATCTTCCAGTTTGCAACGATTTTGAGTACAAAATACGCCACTACCAAAAGAATCACCGTGTAGAGCATTCCGCCCAATAGATTAAGAGCACTGTAAGAATTATACATTTTATATCCTCCTCTTCCGGCATATCAAGCCGGTTTATTCCTTCACTAAGTTCTTTGCCTGCCGCTGCCGTTCCGCAAGTTCTTTGCCGCGTCTGACCAGTTCCGCATATTGCTTTTCAGTCAACTTGCGAGGCGGCTTAATTTTGACCCATTTCTTCGGTAAATCTGCTTCTACACACCAGTCTTCATCCCGCGTGATTTTAACAGCATCAGGGTACTCTTTCGCAAGCTCTTTCAGCTGTTCCATACGAGCTTTGTTGCAGGTGTAGTAGGACGCTTTCTTCTCCGCATCATTGAACGTGATGATGGTTTCGCGTTCCCAGGGGCCGTCAGATGCCTGCGTGGCCACTTTTTTATCGGGCATGATTTTTCTCACCTCAATCGAATAAAATTGCCGACATTGCGGGGCCTTCGCAGATATACCCGCTCGCCTCGGCCCATTTCGGCGTCATGAGCTTGCCATTTGCTTTCACAAGCACCATCTTCCGAGCAGAGGTATTCAGGAATTCCGCCGGAGCCCAGTTATTTCGCACAACGACGATAGCATTGTCTTCCGCGTTCTCAAGCATATGCTTCAGCTCTTTTACCGTCACCGTGTCACCTCCCGTTCAACACATCATCCAGTGCCTGCAAGAAAACTCTGGATTCCTCGTTGATACCGCCGCGACACAGAACTTTCGCTATATCATCAAATCCTACCAAGTACATATCTTCTTCACCCATGTACCCTTGCGGCCAGGGAACCGCATAGTAGTTGTGCGGAACAGAACTTGTGTCATAGCCGACCACAATATATTTCTGGTCTGCAACATTTTTTACCGTCAGGATAGTCCCAAGCGGTAACGCGTCTTTCATGGAATGAGTAGTTGCAGGCATGATTCTCTGAATTTTCAAAACAGCACCTCCCTAATTTTTATTTTATGAGACTCGCACATTTGCGCAAGAAAACAAAACAACAAAAAAGCGGCCGCTCCAAAAGGAACGACCGCAAAGATATGAGGCAGATGTTATTCGTGGGAATCAGCTTTCCTGAAATCAGAAAGTTGATTCTCAGTGGGACACTGCACGAAAGGAATTCCCGTACGCGGGTTCACAAAAACGTCTGTGGTAGCAAACGCATTGCCATAATCCATAAATTTTGTGCGCAGGGTACACCGTCTATAGTCGCTTGCGACTTAGGCGGCGAGGAATGCGCTGACTAAGAGTATATTTGAGGTACACTCAGTAAATGCAAATACCCTATGTCTCCTTTCTTGAGTTTTTAAGATACTTTATCCCACGCAGAGCGCATGGGGCTTATCGTTTTAATAATTTTCAACTTTTTAAGGCTTACGGATTTTTTACCACTTTTTGATGGGGTTTTGAATTTTACGTTTACAGAACCATTCTTTTTGGTATGAGTGCCATGGACAGTAAGAATTTCCCCGTTGAGAGAAACCAAATCACCGGGATTGAGGGCTACTTTCTTGCGACGTAGCGCACGATAGCCTTTACGAATCCTTTTTCCACGGTATTTGTGCAAATTTTCAGAATCCTTTTTATGGTTACGGTTAATTCTGCCGTTGAAGAGCTCTTTGCCACTTGCCACTTCACCAGTGCGAATGTTAATATACCGCGAGTCGTAAAACTTTTCGAGAATGCGGTTATTGCGTTTCACCTTTTCATAATGTTCAAATGCGCAGCGGTCAACTGGATGAAAGCTTCCCATTGCATACGCATCGTTGCTATGACTCTTTTCAAGATGAAGGGCAATCCGCTTTTCCTTGGTCATCGCGCCATAAGTGAATGTGACGAACGGCTTTCCAAAAGCAGCGTAAAGTTCATTAACGATTTGCCAGCGCACGGTGTTCATGAATGCCGCACCAGAAAGATTGGCGAACTTTATATCTTCACCGAATCCGTAGAGCTTGCCGCCTTTTTGATGGTTAGCTGGCGTATGGCACTTCTCACATACGGTTACAAGCTCGCTGAGACTATTGCCATGGCGACCCTTCCAATAAAACATGTGATGCACGTGCAAAATTGCACCTTCATTAGCTTTGCGCCCACAAACCTGGCAAGTGTAGTTGTTCCGATAGAATACCGCCTCCCGCAAAGTTGCCAACTTGTAGCGGGGACCTTTTTGATAATCTGCGCTTTCTGGTGTGGCTTTGCCTTCCTCGATTGCTTTTACAAGCATCGTATCGAAAGAACCAACCTCAACAATTGCATGCGTAACAGGCATTACTTCGCAATACATCTTGATGACATTGACGTTGAGTTCTTTCTTATGTTTAAGAGAGGGTGCAAGCCAGCCTTTGTCACGTTTGCGGTTATCAAAACGTGCCTGACGGTAGCGAAGTCTGTTTCTACGGGTGCGACGCATTCTACGACAACCATCGTGGCAGTCTTTTTCATCTTGCAATGTATCATATTGTGCAGACACATATTCGTGAGATTCGCTCTTCACGCTGATGCCGATGTAGTTGTAGCCAACATCCTCACAGATTTCGATGGGCTGAGTATTTGTCTCGCTGTCATACAATAGCTGGATGGTGAATGGGTGATGCTTAATGATTTTTGCTTTTCCGTCTTTTAAGAGATGGCGTACCTTGCCAAGACGGATGGTCGGCATCAGGCGTTCGCCATTCTTACTGAGAACACAAACGCAAGTGCTCATGCAAGGTGCTCCTTTCGTATAATAGTTATAAATCGATAAGTCAGGGCTTGCGCCCTGTGGTCCACATCGCCAATGTTGTTGTACTGTTTTACCTTTCGGTATGATGTTTGCACGTCTCCTACCCTCAGAGATTTTTAACAAACATCCGCAGAGCTCACCACTTGTGGAGCATGGATAAGGTGCCTATATTATTGGTACACAACGTAGTTTTTCCTACCGCCGGAGCAGCGGGCTTAGGCTAATCAACCGGGCTTACGGGTTGCCCCGCAAGCCCCGTCTATAACCGGCGGACCGGTTTAGGCGGGGTTGTTGACGCAAACCAATCAGATTCATCCTCGCCCTGCTCACCATAAAGATGAATAACAGGTGCCGGAATAATCAAAGCACGATACTCGTGCGTTTTGCGCTGTTGTACAGCTTGTACTTGTAAGTTTTAACAACCATGCGCATAAATAGCGTCCTCCTTTCATTTGAGCTCTACTATTCATGATAGGCAATTCGCAAGCTCGGGCAACAAAAAAGCTGCCTATCCGAAGATAGACAGCAACTATTTTTTACTTAGACACCTTTCACCCCACGGTTGAAATCGTGGGCTTTCCCGGCCTTCATTTTGTAAAAGTCAGGAACTATGGCTTACTTTTCCTCCTTTTTCTTGTCGGCGTTCAGAATCTTTTCCAGAACGTCGTTGTAAGTGTCATCGAGGAATCGACCGGTTTCTTCATCTGCTTCCGGAGCGGCGAAAGTACCGTCTTCTTCAGCTGCATCCTGTACAGCATCGAAGACGCCAACTGCACCCCAAAGCTCATCGGCCAGAAGGTCATAGCCGAGGTCCTTCACTTTTGCCGACAAGTCAATCAGCAGCATTTTCTGCCGAAAAAATTCGTCCATATCCAGACCGAGGTAAGGCTTCGCTGCAGCATTGTTTTTCTGAGACTTTACTTTGAAAATGCCCCAGTCAAAGTTGCTGTCTGCGCCGTACATATACCCGGACGCAAGGCAGAAACCGTCTGCTGCACTGTCCTCAACGTTGATACCGACTTCATAATCGCTGCCGGAATCTTCGTCAAGGTCAATCGCATAACCTGTTGCCTTTTCGTACTCTGCCTCAATGTCAGTTTTCATGGCTGCCAGTAGAGCGTTGAAATCGGTATTCTGGGAAAGCAAGTTCATGCTTTCGCCTTCCTGGTTTTTGATAAGAATGAACATAGACATAGTATTTACCTCCTGATAATTAAATCATGCTATCAGACAATTTGTCGATAGTCGCTGTGATGGTTTCGTTTTCCATCTGAGCCATACGCTCAAACAGATGAGACCAGTCGATGGCATCATGGACACGCTTGACAAACGCATCATAGGTGCCACCGGCCTTCATCATTTCAATTTCAGACTCATAGCAGCCGGACTCCTCAAGCATGAACTTGATATCGTCGGTTGGGTTGATTTGTATTGTTGCTTCGTACTCATTCATTTTGATTATTTCCTTTCTTTCATACGCAAAAAGGCGAACCACCCAAATGGGAAGTTCGCCTAAAGCGCATTGTTAAGTGTGCGAAGGGCAGGATGCCTTTTCGATATCTGTTATCTATCGTACAATTTATATCTTAACCCGTTCGCATAAATCCGCAACAAAAAACCGCCACCCAAATGGGCAGCGGTAATGAAAAATTAAATTTCAGCGCAGAACATCGCGAGCTTTTGCCACAGCAAATAGGTGCTGGTTTTCATGCGTACCTTTTCAGGAACGCCAGTGACGAGACACCATTTATGGGCAGCAGCTTTGATGCGGGGAATCTGCCGTTGTTCAGTTTCAGTGAACGTCTTGTTGTACATTCTGCGGCGACGTCCGGAATTCCAAAAGGCTCCTTCCATCGTTTCGCAAATCAGAGCGTACGCCAAATGGTTTTGGGCTTCATCGTGGGTTAATTCAACCATCGTTTTCATGGCTGTCACCCTGCCTTTCTCTCATTGCGAGCCATATGCAGCGCATAATCAAGCGCGTCAGGGTCATCGGCCAAGAATTTCGTTTTCTGAAGTGTACCAAGCTTGGGATGCTTCAGAATCGTATAGTTGCCATTGTTCTGGACAAGGGAACCTTTATCATAGACCAGCTCGACCTTTTCGGCAGGTACTGCGTAACGGCGAATGCGGTCACATTCATCCGCATAGTTGATGGGAGTGATATAGCCAACCGGCTTTTGTCCTTCCATCCCTGTCACAGTGACCAGAAAAGCCTTAATGGTCCGGGCTTCTTCCTCTTCCTGCTCATCATAGTATTTGAACGTGATGAACATGGGAGTATCTTTCTTGTACGCATCTTCCTCAGGGCAGAGATACGTTCCACAAGAGCGGCAGAACCAGAGCATCGATACCGGCTTTCCAGTTTCTTGTGCTTCTTTGGCATAGCGCTTAAAAATCTTTATGTCCAGCTTGAAATCCTCGGTGTAATGCTCAACCGTGCTTTTCACGATGAGTTTCAGAAAATCACAGATGGAAATAGCGGTCATAGTCATATTGGAAGTCATAATAAAATCTCCTTTTTAGTCAACCATAACTTTAGAAATATTCATGTCATAGCGGTTGAATTTAGAAATATAGTCAAAAATGGTATTTACTTGAGCTTTTGTTGCGGTTTTGGTCTCATCCATATCGAGGAATGCATTGCCCATCGAAGGATTACGAATGGCAATCCAACCGCGTTTATATAGGAAATCGAGACCCTTGCCGCTCCAGTCATACGCCATATTGAGAACTTCATGGTCAGAAAGACCAAACGCTTCTCGATTGCGCATGATGATGCGGCCAGCCAGGGCAGCGTGCTCGCCAAACTCGCAGGCATACCAGGTGCCATCGGGAGCAATCAGACCATATTCGGTCAGCTGATGCTGAATGGGTCTATCACTGATATAGCTGTTGTACAGTCGCTGACGGCGTTCAACGGATGTGCCTTTCATGTTTGCTTCAATCCAAGAGGCAAGCTTGGTCCAAAAATCGGTTTTGTAGAATTCCGGGTTGGATTCCTGCTCAGGAAGCGGTTCTCCATTGAATTCTGCAACAAGGTCTGGGTGGGTAAAAAGCCATGCACCGTTGTTGAATGCATCAGAATAACCCGTTTTCCCATAGAGGAAGCACTTGATACCGTCATAGCTGCAATCGATATAATGATGTTTTGCATTGGTGCAGAGCGTTTCATAGCTATCAGTCATAGCAAAGCGGTCAACATAATTGAGCGGATGTGCAATCATATCCTCACGAATTTGATTGACCAGCATCCTGTGTTGAAGCTCCTCAACCTTCTGCCCGAGGGAACGAACATGAACATTGTCATCGACAAGTTCAAACTCATTGACACCAACAAGTCTTTTCCGGCCTTCGATAATGTCCTGGCAAACATGCCTTTTTTCTTCCTCGTTGCCACCCATCATGCAGGAGAGCAGCAGCTCCTCACACTTTTTATACGGCTTGTCCATATTCCAGAACCAGTCACGTGCAATGGCGGTGAGGAACTCACCATCCATACTGAAATGTAGTTGTTCACCCATGTTGGGTAACCTCCCCAATTATTATGTGTTGTTCTCGACAAAGTCTTCGCATTCCTCGCTGGTCAAAACCACGCCGAAATAGGCAACACGCTTGACGGTGGTTTCCCACACGCGAACGGTGCGTGCCATTGGCTGAACGACCCAGGAATGACAGCGCCAGAGCCCGTCTTCGGAAAGAGCATAGCCCGTTGCAATAAAGCACCGGTCTTTGTTTTTATACCAAAGCCGTGCAGAATTGTAATGGCACTGGCAATCCTGGCCTTCCCTCATATAGCTGCTGCCATAAAAGAACCGGCCGCGTTTGAGGATTTTTGGGGCGTCTTCGTCAAATTCCGTCATGCAGACTTCATCCCCGCCAAATGTGAGGATTTTGTCATGCAGCTTCTTCATAGCATCGAGCGTTTGAGCGTCGAAGCCGGAAGCGGTATTGTAAATCTGGCTTTTGGTAAGCCGCATTTTCCAATCCTCGTTCATCGGATTCCAATGAATGGGAACCGGCATCTGGTTGGCTTCATAAATTGGGTGCTTTGCACTGTTCCAACTTTTCATGCTGCATTCTCCTTATTATGAGTGGTTACGACCTTTTGCTTTGAAGGCTTAACAACCTTGAGCAAAACACCGCAGCACTGATTCAAAGCGAAAACGCTCAGAAACAGCATCACGATATCGGTCACATTCAAGCTTTGCGCCAATGCGCAAATGCTGAAGAAAACCCCCAGGATGAGATAGACGGCGAGAAATTTGACGAAGGCATTGATTATCTTGTTTGTATTCATGATGTTTTCCTTCCTGTCCGCTGTTAGCGAAGCATATCAATGATTTTTTCTACAAGTGCGTCATCCGTAACAAACTGGTTGCGGCCCGTTGCGCCGAGGTCATAGGATGAAAAATCCCTCATGTCGGCGGCGTAGCGAACCAGATTTTTGTCAGATAGTGGCTGATAGCAGCTCTTTTCGGTACAGATGTAGACGCACTTATCGTTGAGTACGTTCTGAATGTGCCCGGAACAGCCAACGCGCTTTCCGTTGATGGTAATGTTGTGAAGGTTGTGGGTCAGCATAAGGTTTGTACTTTCGGTCTCTTTTACTTTTAACTGGTTCAAGAGTTTGCGAGATAAGTAAGCGGTTTTTGCCATTGTAATTTCCTCCCAATTTATTCGAAGTATTTGTAAGCGGCAGTTAGGCGCTCATGATACAGATTCAACGTGGTCAGGCCACCTGCATAGACTTTGCTGGAAGAGATTGCTACGTTGGTTCCTGCTTCCATATGGGAGAAGAACATCGAAAGGCAATCTTCCAAGCTGTCGCTTGTAGTGAGAGTCTCGTACACCGGATACGAGTATTTGGTGGCCTTGCTGTATGTGCTATCAAGCTCATACGCGAAGAACATCACCTGTCCCGTAACGGTGTTGGGGTCATAGCCATTGCCATGGCACCAATTGAACAAGTCCGTTTTTCGGCTGTAAGTCCATTGCAGGAGCCCATAGCCGCCATCCGAAGGGTTTTCGGCTGAAGCGTTAAGACCACTCTCCATTGTCATGCAGCCCATTACTGCAGCAGTACCGGCCTTAGAAAGACCAGCGGACCGCAGAGCTGTGTAGATTTCCAGCTCATTGTCGTCAAGATTATCTGGAATCGTTTCAGTTTCCGGCTCGGGCTCTTCGATAGCTGCTTCTGCGGTCTCAATCTGTGGTTCCGGTTCTGCAGCATCGGAAGATTCAACCTCAGCCCCAGCAGTTGTGATTTCCTCCTGTGCTTCTTCAGAGGTCTCCATCATCGGGAACGCCTCATCGAGTTCATTCACTGTTTCAATGGGAGTGGAAAAAGCGACAGGTTCGGCTTTGGGAGCTATGTTTTCCTCTGCGTGTGCAGGAACAGAAAGCATAAAACCCATGCAGGCGATGATGGTAAAAATACACATCACCGCGACGACAATCAGGACATGCTTGTTCCGAAAAATGCTGTTATTATTCTTTTCGACTTTCATTTTGTGACTCCTTTTTTGTGTCTTTTCCCGATAGGGTAAGATTGTGATTTGAAATTGGCGGTTTGTTTTGAACTCCTCCTTTTTCTGCAAACAAAAAAGGCAGGCCCATCGTGAAGATGAGTCTGCCTTGAATGAGAACAGAATTATGAATTGTACGAGCACGCAGTGTGCCAAGTAGATGTTATCTGTCGTACAACTTTTATATTATGGAATTCGCAAGGATACGCAAGAGTTTTTGATGTGCTTCTTTTTCAGGCTTCGTTGAGCCATTTTTGAGTGATATCCATGATTTGATTCTGAAATTCCGGGTCCGGCAAGGTTTTGCTGTCTGCCCAAATTGAGTTACGGACAATTGGGTAATCGTATACAACGCCGTCAACGATATAGGGCCAAAGCACCACTTCGCCGCCCACAAGCCAGAGTTTCTGGATTTTGACGGGTTTTTCGTATCTCGTGAGCCAGCATTCGCTGGTCACTACGGAATCCGCTACGTATTTCTGCGTTTCTTCTTCGGTCAAGAGATTCGGGTCTTCGTCCTTGATGTTGTACATTCGGACAATGAACGGTAACGGCATGTCCTTGGAGTATTTTTTGTTCTGACGCAGCTCAGCGAGCAGGAATTTTGAGACAAAATGCGCAATGCCGATGCTGGTCAGGCAGTCGTCGAGGGTATGCCCAAGACAAATCCTTGGAATTTCCTGGTCCTCCCCTTTCATCCGATTCGTTGGTATCTGCGGAACAACATCGTCCGGCAGGCATCCGGTGTCTGCCATGATATGATAAAGAATCATTGATGTTTCCTCCTGAAATAAAAAAATAGCAGGCCCTCAAGAATCGAGAGTCTGCGTTGTTCGCACGATGAATCATTCATTCGAGTGTGTTTTTATCGTGTAGTTGATATTTTGTTTGGCTTGTACACGTAGCCAGCCCAAACAGACATCGTTCAGAACGTCTTGTTATCAGGAATCCGCAGATACATCCAGGACTGTGGTGCTCGCTTAACGCCGAGCTCTCGCAGCGACATATCCATAGATTGGACATCAGAAACGTTCCAGCAATAAAGAGTGCCGGACTTATTGCCGTATGCAATCAGCTCATTTGCGGTAAGGCAGCTGTCCTTCACGAATTGAGCGGTCTTTTCGGTCACTTCCGTGCCAATAGCATATGCCGGAAGCTCACGCAGGCAATCGAGTGTATTGATGTCACGGCAAACAAATGCGGCAGTCACTTTTCCGGCACCACCGTTAGCTTTGGTTTCGTAGCAAAATACTACAAAAGGATAGCTAATTTCCCACGGCATAGTTTTTCGGACCTCAATAGTCTTTTCTCCGCTCAGAATTTTTTCAAGCCATTGCTTCTTGATGCTGAGAAGAACGGCTTTATTCGAGTTAATTTCAAGGGCTTTATTGATATGTCAACAACCTCCACCTGAAGGAGGGGCTTAAAATCCCGCAGGATTCCAATAATTCTCACTCAATGGATTTTTACAGCACGGTTCCGTCCGTACGACCAAGTATCAATGAGCTTTCACCGCTGTTGCGGGCGGCATAGCCGGAGTGAGGAAATTGGATTTATGCGGGATACAATCCCAACAATCCAACATTACGTATGTTTATGGCCGCGTTGTGGTCGCGGTTATGTGTTGTACCGCAGCCACTGCATGTCCAACTTCTGTCTGCCAGTGTAAGGTCATCTTTTATAAGACCACCATTTCTTAAACTATGTATGCATCACAATGCTGCTTTTTCCAGTACAGGTCATCGATGATATCCGAAAGGTACTGGTTTTGCTTTAAGACGAAAAACGATACCGGATTATGCTTTACGATGAAACCAAGTCCCGTTCGTTCATCGTAAATATCTTTCATGTGGTTCAGCCACTTTGAAAAATTTTTGATATGGGAATTATCTCGAAGTATAAACCTGCCGAACCATTGCTGCTTAATGATTTGTCTTTCCTTTGCTCGCTCTTTGGATTCTTGTTCATTCCATACGATATTGTCAGGTTCGACAATTACATAGGGAATCTTCTGCCTATCCATTTCGTCTATGACGGATTCCGTTTGGCAAACGAAGATAAAATCATATTTTCCTGATTTTGCCTCTTTCATGAAGCTATTTATGTATTCTTTTTCCCATCCGGCAGTTTTTTCATAAGTAGAACTATCATTATCCCGCATTGAATAGCCATATTTGTTTTGGTGATTCGCGAGCCATGTTTTTCCGCAGCCCGCAAATACGCTTACGACCATTGTTCGTCTCATCAATCAGGGCAAGGATACCCCCGACTTCATCCGTTGGAGGAATTGCCCATTCACTTCCTTTCTTTGAAAATAGAATATTTTTTGTATGGCAACAAAGACCATAGCGACTATGAAAGCACCACTACGAATAGAGGCGCTCTGGCAGCTAAAAAGAAGCTGCTCACTCCTCCGAAGAGGGTAAAAATCCTTCCCCAATGTCATAAGCGGTTTGATACAGCCACACCTGTCGGCTTTGCCTCAGCTTTACGTGATGTGTTGTCTTAGAGCGTGCAGTTAGGATTAACGCCACACGGTAACTATCTATTCGCTTATAACGGAGTGCTCGAAGCACTTATGGTAGTCAACATATCCTTACGGACACTTCTAAAGTGCAGGCTTGCCCCGGCAAGCCTGCGACTTTAGTCGTGGGTTATTGACTTGTTTTTGGAGCGTCACCATTTATGGAACGGGTTCAAAAGTCCGGGACGGTATTCGTTATCGACATACATCTTGATGTCGTTATCGTCCAGGGCATCCAAAATGTTCATCCAGCATTCCGCTTCGACGTGCATCTCGCCGTCCATTTTCAAGGCCCTGTCGCACTGAACTAAGTCTGCGCGAAAAGAATTCACATAGAAGCAATCTTTTGCGGCAGCCGCGAACCTGGTAAAGCTGTTCTTGGTATTTGTGGTCATAGTATTCATCCTTTCTGAAATATTTTTGTTTCTAATCAATACATACAAAAAAAGAAGCAGGCCCTCAAAAGAGAGTCTGCTTACTTGTGCATGACAGATTGTTAATTTAATGTTCAATTAGGAGGTAAGTGATGGTATCTGTTATGCAATTATTATTTTAGGCGGTTCGCACATTTGTGCAAGTGGCTTTTTTAGCTTCGTTTGTTTTTTGGCATCGCGTTGGTCCAACCCTTAGACTTGTGCTTTTCAGAGCTGTCGCCTTTGAACATTTCGGATATTTTACTGCCATCGTCTTCCGCATGAGCAATATATTCAGCCGCAAGAATTTCATACTGGGCGCGGGAAATCCCGGTTTGCTCTGTAAAATTTATGAATTCGTGTTCAAACGCCAGGCTGAGTGTTATCAGAACCCGATTAGCCAGTTCTTGCCGGAATTCATCAACGGTGCCATCAAATTTTATTCTGCTGTCGTCCTCATCATCATTTGTGAAATCATCAGCCGCAGCATTGACGGCGTCGCCGAAGAAAGTGGTCATCTCGTATGCCATATCCACAGGGCTAATATTCGGGATACCATTCTCATCTTTTTCGTTCACCTTAACCTGGAGTAGCCCTTGTATGATGCTGTAGCGCATCAGAAGCACTGACATTGTTGATGTTGGCTCGAAATTTTCAATTTCTTTTTCAAGAATTTTCTGCTTGTTTGCGATTACTTTGTAGTTTGCTTTCATATGAATCTCCTTTAAGTGCCCATGACGCGTCTTACTGTTGCAATTTTTATCTCACGTTTTCCTTCCGGCAGCACAAAAGTTGGCTCAATCCAGCGGACTTCTAAGCGAGTTCGACCTTCTCCAACCCAATAATGGTGCCAATGAGCACGGCGGACATGAGGTCTGACCGTACGGTCCGTACCAGCTGCCGTAGATTTCTGATATTCTGTACCGGAAGCCAGCTGCTTTTCAAAGCTCTTCCCGATTACAAAACCGACATTATAGGTTTTGATGTTGACTCTTTTAGGAGCTGCGCCAGATTTGGAAACGAGGATGGGCCGCTTCTCTTTCGGAATTTTAATTTCTTTGATTTCTGCGTTTTTAGATGCAAGGTAATAGGCTGCAGAAACCGCGACACGAAGATACGGTTCGATACCAGCATTAAATTCCCGCTGCTTTTCCAGCTCTTCCTCGCTGAGAACGGCACCCGGTACGTTTGAAATCTTGGCGTCATTGACGGTCGCGGAATCCGTTCCGCTTTGAAATGCTTGTTCACGTGCGTCGTTGTTGCGCCGATAGGACTCAATTAGCTTCTTACCGTTGAGGCACCACTGCATACATTGACAGAGCTCGATACTGTCAAAATTGGGGTTTGCCTTGAAAGGGACAATCAGGAAGAGCGTATCCACATCGTTCGGCCCATGGGAAGCATCAAACTCGATGTGTACGAACATCGCATCATGATGGGAACCAGCAGGAAGATTCATGACAAAATCTCTGTATGGCAGCCGCATCATGATATCGGAATAAATCGGTGCGTCCTCAGTCTCAGCCAATGTTCTGAGAAATTCTGGAGCGAAATTATATACGGTTTTCGCTGCACGCCAATAGTTTGCGACGTATGCCATCGAAAATTGTGCGGCAAGCTCCCCATCCATTGCATCGGCGGCAATCTGACCATTTTGGATAAGGCGGTGCCCAAGTGGGATAAATTCCTTCACATAATAGTCGTAGCCCTTATCCAGCAGCTTGTTGGCCCCAGAATTCACAAGAAACTGACTGCTCTGCTCGGCATACCAGAGAGCACTGTTCACGATGATATTGTCCATGGCTTTACCTCACTGCCAACACAATTTTATTGTCCCGTCAACAAAGAGAATCTGGCTGTACTCCTCACCGTCAAGAACGATGCAGCGGTCCTCGCCGTGTTTGTGAGCGCCGGTACAATACACAGTTTTGTTATTGATAGCCGGGATGGACGGTGCCTTTGCCAAAACCAGCTGACCGCGCATTGCGCAGATATCTAAGAAAGAAATGATGTGGTCGCCCACCCCGGAAAACCTCCAATCTAATTACAGTGCCCTAATTTGGGAAGAGCCTTCAACACGCGGTAACGGCTCGTCTGTCACTTTCAGAACGGAACTATCTCGTTTCTCTGTCGCATATCGAATGGCTTTGAGAATCTCGTATGCCAGCTTGCTGTTGTAGGCAAGCCCCGTGTTGGAAATACCAAAGTTCCCATTCCAACCAATTCCCATCCTTTTGAGCTGCGGAATTAGAAGGTCTCGGGCTTCGATGACGCCTGTTCCGTTCCAGCGGGCATCGTGATATGCCTGGAAATGCTGCTCATCGTTACCAGAAATATCGAGGGCTTCATAAATGACGCCAAATTGCCCCATCAAAATACGTGAGTATGTATCCAGTGCATCAGCAACTACTTTCCAGGAAAGAGTATCCAAGCCAATGCTGTACTTATACGGAGCATCCTTTTCCGGCAGCTCCCGTGCGTGATGCAGCATGTCTTCAAGGATATCGCTGCACTTGTCGGATGAGCCTTTAACAGGAGCCGTTACGTTGATAGCCGTCAGAGTAGCACAAGCACTTGCTATATCTGCCTCGCTTGCTTCATAAGCCTCTCCAACCTCTTTGCAGATAGAGGAAAAATCGTTGCTATAAAACGTTATCATGATGGCAAGAGCGTGCAGGATGAAAGAGTACTGCTTGCTCGTGAAATCAATGTACATACGGCAAAAATCCTTTCATTTTCTACGCTTTAATTATACCGTGATTCGCAATTTCTCACAACGGAAAGCGCTAAATGGTAACAGTTTATACATATTTTTACAAGCAAAAAAGCCGCCTCCTTATGGAAGCGGCTGGACCCTTATTTTACAGCTTTTCTGATTTCGAGCTCGTGCTCATAGCAGCTTTTGCAAATCAGATAGCCAATGCCAATATCGTTCTGGATGGCCGCAGACGTATATGCGTTGTGCTCGTTGATGGTACGTCCGCACGCAGCACAATTGAGTTCTTCGTTGGCATGAACCATGATGTCGCAATGCCCGTTCTGAGGTGGGGTGTACGGCGTATATTGCTTCTTGATGAAATCGTATTTCTGCATTTTATGGCACTCCATTATTCATTGTTTTCTTTCGCTATTATATCACAAATTGTGGTGCTAAACAAGAAAGCAGTCCCCCATAAATTCACGAACAATCGCTGACTTTGGAGATTGTGACGTTTGCTGAAGAATTTGTACCTTTGAGCAGTATCCTGCCGTTAGATTTACGGACTGATTTCGTGAACTTCCTCACCAAAGCCTTGCAGCTATAGATGAAACATTCTGCTTTCAAACTTTGGTAGGAATCCAATCCACAATTTGCGGAACAAAGTCGGCTTATCGGAATATTGCATCGGAATAATATCAAGGTATTTTTGATATCGTTCCGAACGGATGAATCGGTAGTAAATGAAGGCACTTTTGGTTTCTGGACAATTTTGTTGTTTTGCTGTATGATAAAAGTACAACAATTAGAGTGATACAAGGAACGATAACGGCGAGGTACTGGCAAGATGGACGTTACAATGCAGACGGTTCTCCGGCTCCATGAGCAAGGTATACCCAGAAGAACCATTGCCAAACGTGCAGGCATCTCATTGCAGAAAGTGCGCAAAATACTGATTACGGCCGGGGCCTGGTCAGATGAAACATCAGAAAAAATCGGGAAGATGCGTTCGAGCGGTATGTCTGTTCCGGAAATTGCAGAAGAAATGGGCATGAAAACCAATACCGTTTGGAGCTATTTGCCGTACTCTAAAGGCATGTATAATCAAGAATACCCGACCATTAACGCCATTCGGGTCCGAAATTCAAAGCGAAAAGCAAAAGAAAAAGCCCTCAACTGCACGGATACCGCACAGAATGAGGGCAGTGGCGCTTGCTGAAGGATTCGAACCTTCGGACAGTCTCCCATCGTCGGTTTTCTGGACCGATTTCATCAACCACTCGAACAAGCAAGCAGATGGCGCAGAGGGTGAGATTCGAACTCACATGCCGCGATTTCCGCGACGGCAGCTTAGCAAGCTGCTGCCCTACCGTTAGGCGACCTCTGCATAATGCACCTTTTAACGTAGGTGCGACGTAGTGACCCCTAGCAGACTCGAACTGCTAACTCCACGGTGAAAGCGTGGTGACTTGGACCAATTTGTCGAAGGGGCCATATTGGTGTGTCGGACTGGATTCGAACCAGCGAACCGTAACGGAACAGTTTTACAGACTGCCTGCTTTATCCACTTGCATACCGACACATATGGTGCTTCCGGTTGGAATTGAACCAACTGCACGCGGTTCTTCAGACCACTGCTCTACCAACTGAGCTACAGAAGCATATGGTGACCTGCGTGGGAGTTGAACCCACAACCTTCAGTCTGAGAAACTGATGACTTACCCTATTCATCGAGCAGGCCATATGATGCCGCATCATGCGGCGGGGATTATGCGATGACTAAGATGTCATCTATCTTGGTATCCAGCATCGCTGCCAATATCACAAGGTTATCAATGGTTGGAAGCGCGGTTCCAGCTTGCCATTTGGCAACTGCCTGCGTGGATACGCCGAGTGTATCTGCCACATCTTTCACCTTGATACCTGCTGCTTTTCGCAGCGTCTTAATGTTGGCACCAGTTTTCTGAATATCGATAGTAGGAACGTTCATTTTCTTGCTGCCTTTCTGTATTGCAGGCAACAAAAAAGCTGCCTGCCGAAATCTCGACAAGCAGCTATGACATGCAGTTATCGCTTAGAAGACGCACCGCATCTGTACATTGTCTGTTTTTGCCTGTCGAGGAGTATGGGAAACAAAACTGCGTTCATAAGAGCTGAACTCAGATTCGTAACTATACTCAGCAAACGACATGACATTAACAGTGTTGCACAGCATTTTGGGGTATCTCCTTTCGTTTCGTTCTGATATTATTATACCATGTTTTCGCAAGTTCGCAATCAACTTGTGGTTTAGTTTTTTGGTCTGTATACTCTCCAAAACAAAAAGCCGCCTCTTATTTTGAGGACGGCTTTTCTTATTGTGGCAGGGGTAACACGACTCGAACATGCAACACGCGGTTTTGGAGACCGTTGCTCTACCACTTGAGCTATACCCCTAAAATGGCAGTTATTGTACTGCCGGACATGGTACTCCCCGAGGAATTCGAACCCTCAAAACGGTGCGGTTTGAGCGCACTGTGTCTGCCAATTTCACCAGAGGAGCTTATGGCGGGCGTAGCAGGATTTGAACCTGCGACAAACGGAGTCAACTACCCCCACCTAAACGTGGGGGCTTGAAGTCCCGCAGGACTCCATAAATTCATACTCGACGGACTGTTAGGCACGGTTTCCGTCCGTGCGACCGAGTACAGTATGCTTTCACCGCCGTTGCAAGCGGCATAGCGGGGGCGGAATGGACTACGCGGGATAGAGCCCTAATAATCCTACAGTGCGAATGTTAATGGCAGCATTGTGGTCACGGTTGTGTGTGGTTCCACAAGCACTGCATGTCCAGCTGCGGTCAGCAAGTGTGAGGTCATCTTTTATAAAGCCGCACACGCTGCAAGTTTTGCTGGAAGGATACCACTTATCGATTTTGGCAAAGGTCTTTCCCTGCGATGCGAGCTTATACTCCAACATCGTGCGAAACATACCGAAGCCATTGTCGTTAGTGGATTTCCCTAATTTCAGAGAACCAGCCAAACCGCGCAAATTGATATCTTCTACAAATACGGCATCATACTGTTTGGCTATCGCAGTACTTACCGTATGGCAGAAGTTCTTGCGCTGGTTGACAACATGTTCCTGAAGGACTCGAACTCTATAAAGCTGTTTGTCATAGTGATGGGAGCCAAACTGCATACGCGACAGCCTACGCTGTGCCCTTGCAAGTTTTGCTTCACTCTGACGGTAGAATCTTGGATAGTTGGCCACATTGCCGTTGCTGTCAACATAGAAGTCGTGAGAAGAGTAATCCAACCCAAGAGAAGTCTCTTTTGTAGGCTTAATGGACTGAATGTCTTTCTCAAACTCGTACAGCAGCGAAATAAAGTATTTGCCGCTGCGGGTACAGCTTACGGTAGCACTTTTCAGCACCCAGTTGGCTTCCGGCTCACGATGCTTGTTGATTTTTACCCATCCAATTTTTGGTAACCTGATGGAGTCATATCCAAGCGCGATTGTATGTACAACATGGCCATCATTCGTTTTGTATGAATGAGTGTTTGTCGTATAAGACATTTTACTTTTGCGCTTACTCTTGAGTTTGGGAGCGCCACAGCTTTTAGGGTTCTCTCGATGCTTCTTACGTGCTTCTTTCAAATCAAGCTGTGCATTGGCGAGTGCAAGGCTATCCACTTCTTTCAGAAACGGAAACTCTTTTTTGTATTTAGCAGGAGTTGGAATAAAAAACGTCCCTGCTTCATTCAAAAATTGCCGCGCGTCCGTCAGCATATGATTCCAGACAAAGCGAACGCAGCCGAAGGTTTTAGAAAGCAACACCTGCTGCTCAGGTGTAGGATATGCACGATATTTTATTGCTCTATTTAGTTTTTGCATAGGCATTGCTTATCACCACCTTCTATTATTTAATTTATCCATTTCGCACATTAACGCAACTAAAAAAAGCTGCCTATCCGAAGATAGACAGCAACTTTTTTTTTATTTTACTTGAATGCCTTTCATCCAACGGCTTTAGTCGTGGGTTTTCCCGGCTGACGTTTACAATATCAGGTTTGTACTCAGTGCATGTCTGGTTTCCAAGCCACAATCCGCACTATCACATTCGAGAGCAGTACGTCCTCATACGAGCACAGTACGCCTAAAGCGTTAGCCATTCTGGACTCGTAGTCATCCAAAGCCAGGTCGATAGGCACCATGATTGCAGCAGAGTCATCTGGCATTCCCTCTTCACACCACTCACAAAAACAAAAAGCCGGGAAACCCCGGCAACAATTTGGCGGTCAGAGTGGGATTCGAACCCAAGGACGTTTTTAGCGTCGCTGGTTTTCAAGACCAGTTCCTTAAACCGCTCGGACACCTGACCAAAAAAGGATGGGGCGGAGCCGAAGCCCCGCCCCACAGCAAGGAGAAAACTATCGGATATCGTCAGAGGATGGCAGATTTAGTGGATGCCCAGGGAAGCGGCATAAGCAGCTTCACGAGCGGCAACCTGTGCCTGCAGAGCAGCGATAGAAGCGGCATAAGCAGCTTCACGCTTTTCGGCAGCAGCCTGAGCTTCAGAGGTAGAAGCGTACTGGGGTTCATTGCCAGCCAGAGTGCCAGCATAACCCTTGACGCCATCAGCGCCCTTGACAGTCAGGACTTCGTGACCACAATGGTCACAGACGTAAACGTTACCCTTGCGGGTCCAGTTGTGATAGCCACAGCTGGTGCAGACGGTGTACTCATTGCCCCAGGTGCCATTGGCAATAGCGGCGGCAATTTCACCGTGCTCAGAGACTTCAACGTTCTTGCGAGGAGCGGTCGGAGTAGTGGTGGTAGTACCGTTGCCCTTGTTGGAGCCGGTAGAAGTGTTGTCCTTACCGGTGTTGTCCTTATCGGGGGCCACTACGTCGCCCTTGTCATCGGGAGTGGTGGTGCCGCTGTCGCCGGTATTGTCGCCCTTGTTGTCGCCCTTATCGTCGGGGTTGGTGACATCGCCCTTGTTGTCATCCTTGCCGTCATCGGGAGTGGATGCAGAAGTGGCTTTCAGGGTCAGGACGTTGTCGTGGATGTCGTCGCCCAGGTAGTAGAACAGGCGGTCATGGTTCAGGCTCTTGCTGGATGCGGTGTAAGTATCACCGGAATCCGTGGTCCAGGCTTCAACGCTCTGACCATCAACGCTGCCGGGGAAAGTGGCGGTGTCAGTTTCGGTCAGCACAGTGTTGCCGTCAATCTGATAGTTGATGGTGATGGAACGCGGATTACCTTCGGCCGCATAGCAGGAAGTGATGCCGTCAGCGGTGAACCACTGGTCAACTGCATCGTACGGCAGAGTGTCGCCGGGATAGTAGTTGTAGGTGTAGCCGCCGTGGCCCTGCAGGGTAATCCAGTAACCGTAGTCATACTGGCTTGCCGGGAACGTCATAGAGCCGCCCGGAGCCAGGTCCTGGGAAGAACCGTTGCTGAAAGAGAAATGATAGGTGTCGCCGGTTGCTGCGAATGCTGCGACAGGCAGACAAGTTGCCATCATACCGGCTGCTGCAATCCCTGCGATTGCTTTGATGATTTTCTGATTACTCATGCTGTGTACTCCTTTGCTTTTTTGATTTTTTCGTCTATTTATCTGCATTTATTCAGATACCGGTTTGAAAGAAATCAGCCGCAGCTTTGCTGCGTTGCCCACCATCCGCCGCGTGGAGGCTTTCTCATGGATGGTTGACGAAGCAGATATGTGCTTCGCCAGTGCCGCAACCGTCTTCGCCACTCGACACAATTTCGGTTTGAATTTATCCCCGTAAAATCGCATGTCCATGCTGCGCGGAGAGGATAAAATTCTTCGTGGTATGGTTTCGGAGTTCCGCGCCTGATTGGCCGTACTACACGCAATGCAGTACAATACCCCAGATACCTTTGGCGAAAGGAAGCGAAAGGGTGTCTGGATGGAGAAGGGAGATGGCCTCGAACCATCGATACCCTGCTTTGCGGCAGGGGCTTTATCCAGCTAAGCTATCCCTCCATGATGGCGGGTCAAGCCCGCCAAATAGCGTTACGCAAACTGGAAGTCGCCGTACTGAGTCACGGCGCGTTCCAGGCGCAGAGGAATGGTTTTTGTGCTCTTCTGAGTGATGTCCTCGCGTGCTACCTGAGCTTCACTCACGCCAGCCGCCTGCAGGACTTCATACAGATTGGAAGGACCAGTACCAGCATAACCACATGTCAAGCCATTAACCTGAAGCGTGAAGCCGTGCAGATGCGGTGCCAAACCCGGTACGAAATCGAGCTCAACAATGACCTCGTCGCTCTTGTCGTTTACACGGTTGACAGCGATGGCGCGGATGTTCCGGTTGCCAAACATTTCAATCAGCTTTTTTGCTGCTGCAGCGGTTTCTATGGTAGTCGTACCTTCAACATTGATAATTGCCTGTTCCATAGAATTCATCTCCTTCCTATTATCGCTTAATTTGGTGATGGGGCTTGATGGCAGGTTCGAACTGCCGACCTGCGCGTTACGAATGCGCTGCTCTACCAACTGAGCTAATCGAGCACGATAGGGTGTTTTATGCTGGTCACCCCTTGAGCGAGAAGCCAACTCGCATCCAGCACCATTCGGCAGCCACGCCGATAGATTCTGTATTGTACCCTCTTCACCGTTTTCCGGTCTTATTCGCGACTAACACCGGGACTTTCGAATACTTTCAGGCACAGCACCTGTTTGTCTATTATTTTTGAGGCTGTCTCATCGACATTCGGACTGCGGGCCACAAGTGGACCATGCTCACCAAGTTTAACGTCGTGGCGTACGGTGACTGCGACGTGTGGAGCAAGTAGCGGGGGTCGAACCCGCGTCTCCGCCTTGGAGGGGCGGAGTATTAGCCGTTATACGATACCTGCATAAGATTGCGGGTGAACCCTCACTTAGCCCCGCCATGACATCCGTTTAGTAGGTCGTCATCCCCGGATGTCATCTTCACACCACCTGACAATCTTGCGAACCTCATCGTTGACGATACGCGAGAATCCAAGAAAGCGCTTGGGTGTTGGTCAACTTCAAATTTTGAGCCCTGTCGTTGATTCCCTGTCAAATCGGGTTAACGGTTGTCGTTGGGCTGTGTGTGAGACTGCGGCGAAACTTACCAGTTGCCGTGCAGCAATCTCGCCTTTACGGCTGTGTCGCGTCTGGATGCGCCCCGACTTGACGGGGATGCTCGTACGTTTGCATGCTTCTAAGACATTCGTCAGCAGCCGCAAGAGCCGCTGTCCGCCACCCGCCACGAGGAGGCCGCCTTAATGGGTGGCATGCTGTCCGCCAGATGTTGTGTATAGCATCGTATCATGTGACTTCGATACATCCAACGGATAGCGTCTGGAGCTGGAAATCGGACTTGAACCGATGACCGACTGATTACAAATCAGTTGCTCTACCAGCTGAGCTAAACCAGCAAATACAAACATTAGCCAGATGCCCGGAACACGGAAACATCTGTTGCCCACCGTCCGCCGCGTGGAGGCTGTTTGCTTGGACGGCTGGCGCGGAGTTACCCGCGCCAAATGGGAAATAAAGAGGTATGAAAGGAAGGATATTACTATGAAACGGATGATTTTCACGCTTCACCTGTGTCAGCTCAAATGAAGCCATGCGACCAAGATTGGGGAAAGGAAAACCTTGATGTCTCAGGAGCCGTTCCTCTTCCTGAGAACAATTGTATTATACCATATATGTGGTATCCGGTCAACGAAAAGACACAATATATAGTGTCTAAATTGTAAACAAACATTAAGATACCACTATATATAGTGGTTGGGGCTAACGCATCAAAAATGCCTTGTGGTTCCGGCAGATTGCAGGAAAGTCAGCAAATCTTTAGCCGAACCTACCATGGAAACCACAGCGCCACTTTTCGCGTACAGGTCGGCAATGGAATCTTCCTGCCCCTATGGTTAGTCCTTCCCAAGAAAACGCACCCACTGTGTATGCTTGATTGGCTTGCTGTCGAAAGCACAGTGCTCGTCATGATAATCCGGCATCAGTTTCCGCTGGAAACACCTCGTACACGCTGACATACAGCATCCCCGGCTTGTAGTCAGCGTACTCAACCAAGCGTTTTTGGTCGTATACTTTCACGTCAGAGTTATCGTCCGCTGTGAGCCAAAGATATTTCACATGTTCGGCATAGCGCGGGTCTTCGATACGATAGCTCTGCCCCTCTTTGATTTTCAAATGACGTGCATTTGCTTGGGCACGCGAAAACTCAACGAATGCGCCGTAGTCGCCAATCACGATTCGGTTATACCCGCTGGCAATGACCGTGCCGCTTCTGGTTTCGAGTTTGGTCGTATCGCCGGACATATTGCACCATTCCGGCAAAGTTTCTTCAAATTCTGCCCGCACATCCTTGAAAAAGGTACGTGGGATGGGCTTGTACTTGTATTCGTCAGCAAGCTGCTCTTGATATTTAAGCATCCGAGCGCCGGTTTCCGAGATTTTGTGCTTCATGATTAACTCATCCACTTCTTTTCCCACTGGTCGTACTCAGCGACTTCTCGTTTTACGGTTTTGCCGTCTTTCTTATATACAGTGATACGTTGTGCATAGTTCACCGTGTGCTTTTGTAGCTGTTGCAGAGCTTCTTCCTCTGAGCTTGTTTTTGTAACTCCGCGATAGGAACCACCAGAGCCTAAGATTTCGGGTTCGTACCAACCTGTCTCATAATGCACAGTCTGTTTGACTGCTTCATCCAGAACAACTTTCCCCTGCTCACCGTAGTCACCCGTATAGCTGCTTCGAATGATTCGTGCGGCACGGTCATTCTCCTGCTCTTCGTAGGCTTTGACAATAAAATCGACATATGCTTTGAACTTCTGCTCGTCACCGTCTCGATGTGCTTCAATGAGTTTTCCAATCGTCACAACGTTGATTTGGTTCATGATTTTTTGTCCTCTCTTTCCATGCTTTAATTATACTCTTCCGTCAGACTGAAGTGTGATTTTCTAACGATTGTTAGCGAAAAATTCATAATTTGAAAGGGCAAAAGCTGAACGTTGGAACGTCTGAATCAGGGTTTTCAACCTGGTATTTGATGACTCTTTTTTGCGCCCCTAAAGCCTTGTATGTCTGCTCAGCATTCACGCATAAGCCGTTGGCAAAGAAGAGAGTGGAACCATTGCGTTCACTGATATTTTCGGCAGAATACATTTTTGGCTTTCTGATTCCGGGGTCGAGATGGATTCCACCGCGCATCAGCTTTTCAGCATAGAACCAGACATCAACGCGGGAGAAAATGTAAAGCAGCTGCGTGGTTCTGAAATAATAGAGAATCTGGTCCGCACCACTCCTGTATACCCAGCCCGGGGTGTGCCATAAAGGGTCGATGCCATCCCGATACCGCCGCGCCACCCGTTGTTCGTTCAGAGCGTCAGGCACCATGGAGAAGTAGTCCACCGAGGTTTCCAGGTAGAAATTTCCGGTATTGTGACTGTCCACTTTCGCTTCCAGACCAAAGGTCTTGCCATTTTTCTTCCAGACGATGAAATCGGTATCTTTGTCTTGATATGATTTATCCTGAGTCACGTCATCGTAATGGCTAATGCCATGATTCACTTTGATAATCGGGTCGTTAAGGAATTTGCGAGCCAAGTCTTCTCCGAATTTTCCCTCATCGAGTTGCTTGGACATCTTAAACTGACGAGGGCTTTCTTCCCAGGCTATCATACTTTTACACGGCATCTGCCGAATTTTCAGGCAGCTGCGATACGATATGTGCAACGATACGTTCTGTACAGGCATTGACAACGGCGCTGGCCGTCCGCTGTTCACGCAGCGAATGGCAGAGTTCGTCGAGTTCGGATTCCGTGAAGGGATAGTCTGCCGAAGCAAGGAACTTCTTGCACAGTTCTTTCATGTCATCGTCGCCTAAAGGCTTGACGCGGTGTTTGAAAGTGAATCGGCGAATGAGGGCTTCGTCAAGGTTATCGACGCGGTTTGTAGTGCCAATGAGAATGACGTCATTCGGGAGCCGGTCAAGTTCCTGCATCAATGCGATGGTGACGCGGCTCATTTCAGCGACATCATCGCGGCTGCCACGGCACATTCCGATGGCATCAATTTCATCAACACAAAGAACACAAGGCGTGCGCTTTGCGTAATCGAACACTCTGCCGATGTTCTGCTGTGTCCGGCCAAGAGCAGAATTGACAAGGCCAGAGAATTTCAGGAAAACAAACGGTAAATTCGCCTTGTGTGCAATGTAGCGGGCCAATTCAGTCTTACCAACACCAGGAAGGCCCGTCAAAAGCAAAGAGCAAGTATAGTGGATGCCAAGCTCCTTGATGGCTAAAGCTGCTTTTCTGGTGGCCAAGAGCTTGTTGATGACTGTTTCTTCCTCCTCGCGGAGCAGGAACCGGCTCTCAGGGAAATTCGTGGCATCCTCCGCAATCAAGAGGTTTTCCAGGTTGGCGGGCAGCTGAATCAGTTCCGGTTTCAGAAGATTCAACTTTCTGAGTTCGTTTTCTTTGAACCTGGCGTCCTTTTCGGGTACATTCTTTTCAAGCATGATTCGGCACTGAGTCTGCGCGTTACGAATATCGCCATCCACCACAAATCGAATTAAATTACGTACGTCGTCTGTCATTTCATTTCCTCCTAAAAAAGAAATAGGCCGCCAAATGGCAGCCTGTTAATATGAGGTTATATTCTGATTTTTGTTTCTACTGCAAATAGTGTTTACCGTCGAAACAGAGAGATTATATTCAGTGGCAAGCGCCTGCACCTTCTCGCCTTCCCTGTGGCGTTTAGCAATCAGTGCATTACGTTCCGTGTTTTTTCGCGGACGGCCACGTTTCTGTAAAATTCCAGCTCTGACATTTTCCTGATGAAACGTTTCATAAATCGCCGTTTTAGAGATTCCGTATTCCTTGGCAATAGTGCTGACCGAGACCCCTCTTTCGATTTTGCTTCGAATATCGGAATTCCTTTGATTGGTCTTGTCTTTCAGCGCCTTGTGATAGTATTCCTGACAGGTTTTTCCAATTTGGCGCATGTCCTTGTAAAGAGTGGATTTTGAAATACCGTATTTCTCACAGATGTCTTTTGAGGACGTTCCTGCCTCATAATCCGCAAGAATCGCCTTGCGCCTTTCATCCAACTTTTTGGAATTTGTATGTAAATGCCCTGCAAGGACGGTACGGACACTGCTTCGAGACAAAAAGTATTTTTTGGCGATTTCCTTATCAGTCATTCCGGCTTTCGCATCTTCCAACATAGCCGCATTGCGAACTTTCGTGGCAGCAGACTGCTTTTTCTTGTTCTTCTTAATCGTAGCTTGAGCGTATTCAGAAACAGTATAGTAGCACTGCTGATAGGTCACGCCATGCTTCTTTGCGATTTCAGCAACCGTCATCCCGGCTTTCGCATCTTGAATCATAGCTTCGTCGAGAGGTGCTCTTTTTGCTTTCTTTGCAAAATTCTTTTCTTTTGCTAGGTCTCTCACCATGGCATAGCAATAAGAGCTTGAAAAATACGTTTCCTTGGCGATTTCCTTGACAGTTTTGCCAGAAAGATACATTTCCCGAACCTTTTCGCGGTCTTCTTTGACCTGCTGCTTCGCAACATCTTTCTTTGATGCAGCCATGCAATTATTCCTCACTTTGACAACTTTTACTTTTCCCTGGGCCTGGACTATACCGCTTCATGGCGCGATATACGCTTCCCTTTTTGAGCCCGTATTCTTCCGCAAGCTCTTTGACAGAAACGCCGTTTTTGTATTTCCTGACCATCTCGGCGTTTCTTTTCTTGCCAGTCTCGATACGGTTTTGGCTGTGGATTTGTCGGCCATTCTTTCCGTGCGTATGAAGAATCCGATAAAAGAGCGTTCCACTGATGCCGTATTTTTCCTGGAGCTCCGGAGATTTTGCGCCCATCTCATATTCATGAATCATCTGGGTTTGCCAGGCTTTCTTCTTTGCTTTCCTCTGCCGGGCCTGTTCTTTGTAAAAGTCCTTCAGACTATATCGGACAGTAGAAACACAAATTTGATACTTTTCGGCCAGCTGTTCCTGGGACATACCGTTCTTGGCATCCTCCAGCATCTTTTCATTTCGTGCTCTGACTTTGTCATGAGTTAGACACACGTGGGTAATCTTGTTAATCGGCATTTTCGCTATTCTCCTTAGCTCTGGCTTTTACGTTATACTGGTAAATCCCATTTTGATGAAGGATAAGGTAACCTAGTGAAGGGCTGATATTTACCTCCCTGCTCAACTCGATAATCGATTTTCGAGGATTTTTCTTGTAAGCATCAAGAAAAGTTTGGTTCCGCATCTTTTTCTCTTTTTTGAGAGCCGTTTCAATATGATTGTATTTTTGGCTTTCGTGCTCTCCGCTCGAATGCAAGATTGCATAAATACGCTGCATGGAAATGCCGTACATCTTGCCCAATTCTCTGGCCGTCATACCGCCTTTATACTGTTTAACAATTTGCTCATTTCGAGTGGTAAGTCTCTTCCTCTTTTTTTCAAAATAACGAGGCGGCTCCTGCGTACCTTTTAGAATCTTGTAGCACATCGTTTCTGAAAGATTATATTCCCTCGCGATTTCTAAAATCGGCTTTCCATTTTTGTAATCTTCGATGATGCTTTTATTGCGGTTCATGCGTTCTTCTTTGTTTGACATAAAGCCTCCGATAAAAAGAAAGAGCAGGTTCAAAACTGAGCCCGCCCTAGCCTTTCGGTCGGATTTTGCCCGACCAACGATGTTTTTTGATGCCTTTCGTTCTATATTTTGTATTATATGCAATTCGCACAGATGCACAATGTTTTTCTTTCTGGTAATTTATGGCAAGTATTGTGCAAAAAAATAAGACCACCACCCTTTTTGGGGCAGTGGTCTTGATTGCTATTGCTTTTGAAAATCAATCCAGTAGTTTTCCGGCCTTGTATGAGTGGTACAAATAGCTCGGATTACAATAGTAAGTTGCAGTATTAAAATCTGAGATGTCATCGCTAATGAACGAGGAAAATACATCAATTACATCCTGGACACCAGGAGTGCTAGTACAGTCAAAGATGATGCGCTGGTACACTTTTCCGATATCTGTATAAGATGGAACCTTGTAGTGGCAGTTAGACACCGTATCATACGTTCCTTCCGGCACAGGAAAAAGCTCACAAATTTCATCGGCAGATTGCTCAAAGCTCTGGCAGTGAAACACATCCGCTGAGTCGAGAATTGCCTTGACTCCGTTTGTGCCAAGAGCAGAAACCACATCCTTGCGATGATTCCTCGTAACGCGGCCGATATATTCAATCAGGCTGCAGGTATAAAAGACATCGTTTTTGCTGTAGGTTGCAGTTTCAGTCATACTTCAATCGCCTCCTTAAAAGAGAGACATTTCAAAGCGACTTCCGTGTGAAAGCTGATTTGATGCGTGGGATGCTTGAATTTTGCCAACGCCCAAAAAGCTTCACGGCTAATATCACCGCTTAGAAAGTCGTTGACGTAGTTCCAAATGGTGTCATCCGCCATGGGTCCTTCCACAATATCATAGTCATGATGTTTGCCCGAGCGACATATAGCAATAAAATCAAGCCACTCATCACTCATTTCGGGGAATTTCTTAATATTTAGCATAGGAGATTCTGTATATTCAAACACGTTGACAATACCACGAGACCTGCCTTTTTTTGACCAGCGAGCGGCTTGTTCGTAGTTGCTAGTGCAATAGAATCCCCATGAAAAATCTTTGGCGTACCTTGTTTTTCTGACCTCAGGGTTGCGGACTATTACATCGCTGCCATGATACAGAACCATTATTATCACTTCCTTGCATATATTATACTTGTTTTTATGTGTCAACACAATCATTTCGTATGATTTTGGTTCCTACGCTTTTTGCTGAAAGAACCCGAATCAAAGTTTCGTTCTGGGAGTATCAGCTGTTCGATTCACCCGGCAGCCACTGCTGAGGATAAGCGCGAAGCAGATTTTTCGGTACGCAGTCATTCAGAGCGGAGTTCTCAGCAAGCGCCATATCAATGATGTAGTAATCATTGCCGTTGCGCATTACATCGACGCTCCACTGCCCTGTCAACTCAATGCGAGGAATAACCTTCTTCAGCTCAGCCAGAACAGTTTGAACACTTTCGTGGTAACGCTGGTTCAGAATGTCTTCATGCATTTTGTAGACAACATAATCATGGCGTTCCTGTGGGCTGCTGACTTTTTTGAATTCGTTCTTCATAACATCGCTGCGCCAATAAGGACTTGCGCCAAGGATTTCCTTTGTATCAAAATCCACAAACACGCGATATTCAGTGTGCAGCGGCAAACCGTTGTAGATGGTGGGGTTATTTTCTTTGTCCTTGATGTATTCTCTGACGACCCACTCGTTCGTGGTGTTCGCGCCGTAGAAGCAGCGATTGTTCAGAGGGGATGCCATCGAGCATGTCAGATGATTCAAAAACAAGAAATACTCGCCCATCTCATTGATTTCCTTCGGGTTATGGATATGAGCGTTGCGGAATTCGTATTTGGAAGAATACGTGCCCGTTTTGATAAAATAGTCTTCGTATCCATCAAGATGGAAGACTTTCTGGCAATAACGGTTCACGATTTCCTTTGTAACGGGATTCAACGTCTCGAAACCAAGGCGGGTAAGCTGCAGCATGGTAATAGGTACGCGAAGAATTTTTGTGTCCGGAACCTTGAAAAATGCGCTGCCGTACAATCCCTCTACCAGAGGAGGAAACCAGAAGCCCATAGAGTTGGGGTTCATCTCAAGCATCTGATAAGTGAAGTCATCAAGGTCGAGGATGTCAAGACCTTGACGGAACATGTTGTAGTAGAACAATTTTGTGATGTCGTTCTTTGCATTCTTGTAGCCTGCGTAGTTTTGAAGCAGTTCCTTGTACGACGGCTCAGAAATGTCAATCTTCATCAACTTTCCGGTGAGCTGCGGACGGAGTTCTTCGGGGTAGCGTTTCAACTCCTCGTTTGTAACCTCTGTCATAAAGTCGCGGTTGGCAGAGTATGTCACATAATAGCCACCGCGTT